CCATGGCTTCGCCGTCGCCGGGAAGGTTGATCGTTCCGTCCATGACAAACGCGCCACGAGTTTGTCGACACCACAAGTCGCCAACTTCAAACAGGGTAAACGTGTCGTCCGGCGCTATCGATGAGTCGTATACCGCGCCCGCCGTAGCGTCTTCTTTGCCGAGTAGGGACTTAAAGAGTTGACGTACAGGGGCGTCGATCTCGGCGGAAGATGCCGCGCCGAGAGCTTCGTTGATGTTGAAGTAGGTAGAGAAGCTCCATCCGCATTCTTTTTTCTTCTTAATAATATTCGTGTGGTGACGTCCAGACCGCTGAGGACTGGATTCGAAAGGCTGGTTAAACGCGATCGAGCCGCCCGGTAAAGTAAAAAGAAAGTCGGTAGGTTGGGGGGCGATTAGGGTGCCTTTAGTGGTTTCCTTTTTAAGGTAAAAACCCTGCTCTAATGCGTTCGAGTCACTCGTCGACGTATAAATAGCTTTATAATTCTTAGCCATTTCTATTTTCCTTCCTTGGAAAAAGTTTTGGTTTTAACAGTCTCTTACTATGTGCTCATAGTATAAGGCCTCGAAGTCTAATCTTGCAAAATAAAATGGTTCCAAAATATGAAGGTCCGTAGCGCTGCCGAGCATGCGTATATGCTGGAACCCCTTGCCCTGTATGCCTAGCGTCGGGTCGGCCCATAGCTTTCTTTTAATCTCATACTCAAGGTTCCACATGTCGGTTTGGCCTACCGACCTAGATTCCGTCGTTTTATCGACGATCTCGATAGACAGCTGCCACGTGTTTTTAGTCCTAGACTGCTCGTGGTTAACCGTCTCAGCGACGTCAATAATTTGACAGGCCGGGAGTTCGTGCTCGTGAAAATCGCTTTGCAGTAACTTAATCTTGTCAAATGATATGTAGTTAAGAGACCGCACGAGCTCTAGCTTAGACACCAGAGCTTCGCTGATAATGGTCTTCATGCACTTGATTACAAACTGCGTCTGCGTCGGGTTAGTCATGTTTGTAAGGCCCTTCTCATCTGGTCGATAATATAGTTCGTGTTCGCCCTAACCGCCGGGCGAAGGTAGGGCCGCGCTGGTATACGCATTTTACGACTGTGCGCTCCGATGGTTACTTTCCTCGGGTCGACGAGACGCCCGAAAACCGTCGTCATCGTGCGTTGGTATGAGCGAATATTAACGCTACCACTAAAACCAAACTCGTGAACGGCGGCATACGGTACGCCGAACGACCCGACTTTAACGCCCGCCTTGCCGCCTTGGTTATAGAGTTCGTAGCGGATCGAGTTGATAAGGCGACCTTTATCGATCAACCCTCGGCGACGGATGTTAAGCGCCGTGTCGGCCTGAACCCTAATACCTATCAGTGTCAAGGCGCGGCGGATGTTTTCGGAACCGGGCGCGAGGGCAGATATCTTCTTAGATATTTTGGCAATGATCGAGTCGACGGAACTGTTCGCCATAGCCTAATAGTTCCTCGTCGGCGCACTCGTGAACGCCATCTCGGTGCGTTTGTAGTCGCCGAGAATCTCCATGATCATGCGCGGTGCTGCGTCTAAAATTCCGACCGACTCGTCACCTTTCGACGACGTCGTGCGGCCCATGTCGGCTCGGTCACGATGCCTATAAAACCATTCGACAAACCATAGGCAAGCCAACTCCAGGTCGGCAGGCACGGTCACGTAACCGGCCCTATACTGAACACGGACGTTATTATAACCGTTAGGAAAAATGCCGGTATTAGCTATTAAACAATTTCTATCGTCGCCGACCGAATACTGCGTCGCCGCAACTAGCGTTTCGGCTGCCGTAAAGAGGTGCGTACCGTCGTCGATACGTAGCTCCGTTATCGCTATGACTGGGAACTCTTTTAAAAGGATCAGGTTCGTGCTACGTCCATGTTGCAGTTCCGTGATCGTGCCTTGGTCGACGAGCTTTCGTGCGGTGTACGTCTCTATTCGCTGCGAGGCGGCGTTAATAAATAACTCCACGCGAGTGTTCATAGTGTTGTCGTCCGGCTTAATCGACAGGTGACTTTTGGCGTTCACCAGCGTGGTGAGTGCGTTCGGATTAATCGCCATCCGTGGCCTCCCTTAAAGCGAAAATTTTCACAGGCTCGGCATCGACTTCTTATCTTTGCTGGTTTCCATCATTCTGTTTTGAGGAGAATGGTCGATATTCTTTTGCGCGGGAGCTGAGTCGTCTAATTCTAGCACGCCCTCTAGGGTTTCCGTGCCGAGTAGTGCCATACCAATTTTAGTCGACACTTCGATAGTCGACCCTGGGACGACGGCTTCGATGTATTTTTTCGCAACGCCGGACTCGTCTTTGTAAGAACACATCAAAATAATTTTTTCCTGGGAACTTGTAACGTGTTGTTTAATCTTAAGTTTCATAGGTAGACCTCTTAAAAGTTTAGGTTGTTTCTAAAATATTAACTCGAAGGTCTTTCCATGACTAGCTCGAATTAAAAGATATCTTCGGAAGATGTCCACTAGGGCAAGTCACTTACGATAGTTGCACCTTCGAAAATATTTCTGTGCATAAACATTGCTGGTGCTTCGATCAATTTTGAATATAGAATGTTTTGATACTCCCTCGGATCTGTCATTAGTCCAATAGGATTTTGAGATCCTACGTAAGTCCTTTGGATGCCTTCAAGCGGCGAGTTCGCAAGTAGTGCTTCCGCCTTCGAGATATAGCCGTCTATCCTTAGAATTGTTTGGTCTAAAAGGATATCTACGGACACCATATTGATCCGCCAATAGCCCATGACAATACCGGTTTTTTTAAATTCAATATCGATCGCTAGTCCCATATGTCCTCCGCTTAAACCCAACTTGATCCGTCGTAGTATTGCATTGTCGCCGTAGTGGTATTGAAAATCATCATGCCAGCCACCGCTGTTAAAGCATTCCTTGCTGTCGTGTCCATGGTCGCGAGCCTGATTGCTTTGCTGTCCATCTCTAAGCCGATCGAGGAATTCGTTACCGTATCCGCGCCGCCAATTTTTAGAGATCCTGCCATATAGTTTTCAGTAGAAGTCTTAATATAGACTCCCCACTGCGTCGTTCCTACGTTGCCAAATGGCAGGTCCATATAGTAGCCGTATAAATTATTGACCGTAGTTAGGCCGTTAGGGATTGCTACCCCTTGACAAAGCATCACTTGGTCTATTATTCCGCCAGCACTTGCCGTTGAACTGAGAGCCAGTGCAAACGCGCCACCCGCCACATGGTCCACCGTGGCCCCGCTATTAACTTCTACGACTGCCGGTATGGCCGCCGCCGCTACGCCTAGAAAGGCCGTGGTTACCGTCGCGTTAGCGCCGATGTTCAAAAGCATTGCGGTATTGACGCCGATGTAATCCGCGTTAGCCAGTGTTACGTTAGCTGCTACTGTTGGCTGCGTTATTAGAGTATGCCCGGAGTCTGGGTTGCCTCCGCCGTTCGTAAGAGGCTCGGAGAAGAAAGCGTCCACAGATCCGTTGAACTGAGAGTTTCCAGTTAGATCAAAGCGCCCAATGACATTAACGTCGCCAGTTGCATCGATTGCTCTCTTAGAACCGGATGCCGATACGTTAGACATATTTATTCTAAGACCCTGAGCATTTACCACTGAGGTAATTGTCGGGTTTATGTTTATGCCCGTATAGCCACCTGTGCCGAAAGTACCGAGAGTCCCGTAAATTCCTATTCCAGTAAAGCCAGCATTGCCTGAAAAAATAGGAATAGTTGGGTTGACATTGAGGCTCGAGTAATTTGCATTGTTCCCTACTTCTGCAATCTGAGGGTTGGCATTAAACGAGGTATAGGAGGCAAGTAGTGCGGTCTGAATGTTGGCGTTATCGTAGAAAGCTTGCACGTAAGAGTTGGTGGTAAGTACAGCTGCGGAATCGACGGTAACTTGAAAGCCGTAACCTTGAATTGGTCCGCTTACGGTTACGTTATCGGCAATGTTGCTGAAGCTGTTAGCAAAGGTAAGCCCTTTTACATCAATTGCATCAACGCCATTTCCTAAGCCGATATAAGCAGAGATTGCCGTGATGCTTCCAGAATCTGAGACGCCTTCATTAACCGCATAAAGGTTTAAAGCCTTCGCCGCCTCGCCGCTTGTTCCCATAGTAAAAAGTGCGTTGCTTAAACTTAGGGAGATATTGTGCGCCGACCAGTTTGCGTTTGGCGCGGCTTCCGTAGGCTCCAGGCTTAGGTTCGTATTCAGAAGATTGTCATAGACATTCGTCGTAGAAGGGAGACCGGTTCGGTCGACAGACAGACCTCCCACTGCATTTACAGCCCAGCCCGGGATAGAGTACAAATTTCCGCTACCATTGTAACCAGCGACACTATTGTTTGATCCCGTAGGTGGGGCGGATTCTATGGTCAGCGAGTCTGCACCCGGAGTTATCGTCACGCCAGCTCCGGCCAGTAGTCTTGGTGATTCATAGGGAAACTTGCATTCACTATTAGTCAGCCCTTGGATATCAATCGTGATGTCAGGATCTGTACCCGCGCCTGTCACGTTGGCTCTGATTATTATATCTAGCCGGTCTGTAACTAAAAGATTTCTTACCACTTCGGTTTTGGCTATTACCGTCAAAGTCTGATTGCTTGCTGTCAGAACGCTAGAATAATTTGATGTTGCAATCAGCGTACTGACACCGAGGATTGAGCGCGAATAAAACTCCGCATAGATCCTGGCTACTTTTGTACCCGCTGGTTTTCTTACCACGACAGTTAAGCCCATAGGGCCGGAAGGTATGTAAGTTGCGCTAGGGTAATCAGCCACGGTTGCAAACTCTGCAAGCAAAGCGCCGTTCGTTACAGCAAGGTTATCAATTCCAAACCCGCCGCCTCCAGGTATCCCCTTGAGCATTACGAGCCTACCGCCGCCCAAGTCAGAAGCGGTGTTGGTGAAATAGTAAGCCTCGCCGCCGTCGATCACTAAGGGATCAACCCACTGCGTGTTGTAATTGGTAGCGTCTATTTTAGATAGGATTTGATCGGTGTCGCCGCCCGCAGGAACGCCAACCCCCGGCGATCCCGCCGAGCTTGAGGGGATTGTTGAGGTAATAACTGTCATGCTATTTCCTCTACGTTGACGCTCACGCTACCAGCTGCGCTTTTGCCGTAAAGAATTATGTCATCTTGAATATCATACTGGCGCTCGCCGCCGCTTGCGAGGATCGCCATTCCGACGTAGCCAACCGTTGTAGAGTCGTAGTTTACTTTGACCTCAGTAGCCGACATGTTTTGAACTGCTATAGCATTTCGGTCAGTCAGCGCGGCAGCCGGAAGCGCGGTCCACGTAACGGAGTTCAACGTGACCTCGGTCACTCGCCCACCGTTTTTTAGACCCAAGATACTTACGTCGCCCGTGATTACAGAGCTTCCGCTGGCCGGGTAAACCGTCGCGTAAAGGCCGAAGTCGACAGTCCCTCCGGCGATAGTGACAACCGCGTAAGGCTTGTTATGAATACTCGACAACGTTATTTTATTAGCCGCCATTGCCGGCGGCATCGTGTGCGAAGTAATTAACGTCGCTTCGCCTTGGTCTTCGCCGGTCGTCGACTCGTACCAATTAACTGTAACCGTTGCGCCGACGTCGAAAGACCTAACGAAGAGTGTCGAAAGTAGGCCTCCACCCTCGATCTGCATCTTGTGGTTATACGTACCAGGGCCACGGATCGCCAACGGCATGACGGTCATGGCTTCGTAAAGTTCGGCTCTTATCAATGGTTGAACCATGGACGCGCGGCCTCCGATAATCGACACAAAAGGCGGGGAGATTTTTAATCTTACCCCGCCTCCGGTGACTATTCTATAAAAACGTTAAAGAGAGATGTTGTAACCGTAGGCAACCGAGACTTCAGAAGCCGACTGCGGCATTCCTTGGAAGTCTTTGCGTTGGTACGACGCCATTAACATGCGATCTTGGCCGGGTTGGTCGGCTTCAATCTTAACTTTAATCGGGCGACGTGTTCCGACGTACCAACGACTTTTGTTGATGAGAATTATACCACCTTTAGAGGTTGTCACGCCGTCGTAAACGCCAGTCGCGTTTAGGTCTTCTCTTGCAAACTCAGCGACGTAGATCGGGATACCTTGGTAGGCCGCCAACGCGCCTTTAAGCACAGTAGCCATCGGGCCGTATTTTTCGAAAGTCGACACTTGGTCGAGAGTACTCAACTGTGAGTGGACAGCGGGACCGCACACAAACATAAGCTCAAGCGGGCTAACGCCGAACTTCTTCATGGCAGCGCGAAGCTGACGAAGTGCGCCGACAGTTACGCCGCCCGCAAAGTTGATAGTCGAACCGTTGGCGCTGTTGGCAAGAGCTTGATGACGAAGGCCTTTAACAAACTTGCCAGACACGTCGGCTGCAAGAGCTTGGGTATCGGAGTCGATGTGCGTGCCGTCGTTGTCGCCGTTGATGATTGCGTTTTCCCAAGCGCGGATCTGAGCCTTAACAACTTCGTCGCGTGCAGCGGCAAGAATGTCGGGAGCAGAGTCTTCGCTTAGTTCTTCAGGCATCACGTAGTATTCAACCGACTTGATAGGGCTGAATGTGAGCTTGCTTGTGCCGAAATTTGCGCTAGTTGCCGCTGTGTTTTCAGCGATCTTGCGAGCCATAGTCACGCCAGATTGAATAGGCATGTCGTAAGGAGCAGATGGTAAAGCAACTTGTTTCAGTTTGCCTTCAAGCAAAAAGTCGAGTTCAAACTCAGGAATGTACTGACTAGAGACTAGAGTAGGTACCCACTCGTCGCCGGCGCCGGAAACGGTAGAACCGAACGCTTTAAGGCGTGCAGCCAATTCGTCTTTGCCGTAGCGAGTCGAAAGGATCGACTTCACTTTGCCGACGCGGTCCATATATTCGTTAGTACCGACAACGTCTTTTTCTCCACCGTGGAAAATTTGAGCCGTCATGCGGGCAACGTCAACAGTTTGCTTAAGGTTCAAGACGAGGCCTTTTAACTCGCCAGGCACGCGTGCGAATTTTTCAGCGCCAACGTTAACGTCCATCAATTGCTTGACGTGACTGCAGCCGAACGCGCGAAGTGCTCTTTGCTCGTCGCTGTTCGAACGCTCGCCTACGATAGCGTGTGACGCCGCGCCGGTAGCGATTTGAGCAGCGAGGTCTTTCTCGCGTTGTTCGACTTGAGCAAGACGGGCCTCGAGTTCGGTGGCCTTAGTTTCTAGGTCTTTTGCCGCATTTTCAATACTCATAATTCTATGTCCTCCTTGGACTTATAGTTTTATCATCCGTGATAAACTGTGATTCTTTGGTTTATTATACACCCAAACTTTTTAACTTATGTTCTAAAGTCTTTAATCTTTCCGAAACAATGTCAATTCTTTTCATACCGGGTTCTGGCTCTCCCTCTATTGGAGCGACAGGCGGCGGAGGCGTTTCTTGCATGTCGCGCGACATCTGCGCAGCCTCGGAAGGCTTGACCATCGCGCCTTGTAGGGCGGCGAGTAGTTTTTGAATTTCCATTACAAGCGTACTCAAAAGAAGATTCGTTTGTTTCGCTTGGTGTAGGTACGGATTGTCGTCGCCACCAATTTGATCAACCGGGGATTTGAATTCTAAAGACTTTTCATCTGGTGCAATCATTTCTTCTGAAGGTTTCGTTTCGACTTCTGACTCTTGTTGCTGCATTTCGCCGTCTTCAGGTGGGTTTTCGTTGGCAGGGTCTAAAGCGTTTCCGCCGAGACTTCCAGGCTCCATACCTAAAATCTTTTCAAACTCTTTGACCATGTTTTCAGGCATCGGCTTGACTTCGCCTGCCATCGCCTTTGCAACTTCCGCGACGTCGCAAGCGCACGCCTCGGCCACCATCTCCATGGCACCTTGCTTGTCGATACCCTTGTCCTCTAGTCCCTTGTGAACTTCCGCCGCACAGTCGGCGCCCATAGCTTTCAGCACGATCGACCTCGCTTCCTTGTAAGAACCAACCTTAAGGTCTTTCGACGTTAGGCTGAAAAGTGAATCTTGGTTCATCGGCATCGTAACGACCGACACTTCGTAGAGTTCAGCACGCGTGATGTTGTTTACCCCGCTTTCGTCTTTAACCTCTTCGCTCGCGTCGAAGCCGACTGAGAAGGCGTTAAGGATGCCTTCTTTAATCATATCCCTAACGTAGGAGACCATCGGGTCTTTCGACTTGCTGATACGCGCCTTGATGTAAAGGCCCTCGTCGGTGGCCTCGATCCCTAGCGCGCGACCGATCGGCTTATCCTTGTCGTGGTTGAAAAGAATGATCGGGTTTTTGTTAAAGTTCTTAAGGTCCCACGAAGACTTTTTTAACAGGTCGTTACCTCGGTCGACGATAGCCTTGTTGGCCCATCCTTCGATGACGGTATCGCCGCCGTCTTCGGCGACGTCTTTAATCTTAAAAGTTATGGGTAGGGTCTTCATCGCGCCCTTGTCGTTTAACTTAGAACTCATCCTTTAAACCTCCTTTATACGGTTACTTCGCTTTGTAAATCTGACAACCCGGCACGGTCTGCCTCGTCGCCAGGGATCATAATAAACGTACACCTACAATTTATGACGTCACCAGGTCCGCCTTGCGGATCGCGAGGAAACATCATTTTTGCGTTGCTTCGCGGGTCGACGAACGGTTTGTCGTAGTCTACCATTTGACCCTGCATCGACCAATGGTCGGCCTGGTCTTTTGATCCAAGACCACGAACGCGGTCGTCGCCGGCGTTGACCCAAGCTTTTTTAAGGTTAGGTATTAGTTTCGCTGCGTCGTCCATGGCGGCGGCTTGTCCTAACGAAGTTGCTGTAAGGGTTTCCGTGCGTACGATAGTCTCGATGCGACTCGCCGAGGCTTCTCCTGCTAGTGAATCGGTTACGTTTTTAACGACTTCGTCTAGTGTTAAACCGTTGGCAATGCCGTCTTCAACCGCTTGCATGACGCGCTCGGTCGTGGTTTTCGACATGTTTGAGAACGTGTCCAGCCCGCGCGCACGTAGGCTTTCGCGGCGACCGTCTGCGTTACGCACACGGATGGCTTCTAGCTCGGCAGGGTTGGGAAGATTAAACGGTAGCACGAGGGCCGCGTCGTAGCCAAGCTCAACTTGCGCAATGAGGGCCTTAGTGACCTCGTCGATATACTGTTCCTCAAATTTAAGGGAAGAATTTTTTAACCGACGACGAAGTTCAGTCTTCGACGGGATGCCGTACTTCGGGTCTGTATCTTTTTTCTTGGCCTGGCTTTTAATAACATTGACGAGGTCGGCGGCCACGTCTGAGAAAATACCTTTAACCACGACGGCGAGCTTTTCAGACGTCTTGTCGACGGCGCGCTGGACCATCTCTTCTCGCTGCGACCACCAATCGCCGTTAGACTTTAGGATAGTGTCGAGGCGTTCGATGTTGGTCGTGCGCGCGTCCTTGGTTTCAGCCGTGTCGATAGCTTTGTTTTCGTCGATTGGCGGCTCTGCGGCAAGTGTTTGTTGCCCGCCGAACGTAGGAGGTTGATAAGCCGACACTGGCCGTGGTCCTAACTCGTAAAGCTCGGCACGTATTTCGTCTACCGTGTGCGTCGCGAGCATCGACTGCGCTAACATAGCTTTAGTCATCTTATCTTCTTGCAGCACGTCGACGTCGGTTAGGTCAAACTCCAAAAATTCGTCTTCTTTGAGCAGAGGTTTCATCGTCTTAGTCAACGACTGCGAGACGAGGTTCATCGTGCTGCGAAGTGTCCCAGACCAAAAGTTTTTAAGAGCTGTTTTATATTCTTCACTCCCGAGGCTTCCCGCCTCCTGGATAGAGAACTCGTGCTTAGGGATACCGAGAAGGTTGATGATCGTCTCGCGGTTAAGTAGCCAGTAGTCTTTTAATTGCTGGTCGGCAAGCTTGTGGCTAACGTCCTTGACCGTTACGCCCTTGGGTAGGATGAGGTTACGGCGCTGGTTTTTACGGCCCGTGTGCGCCATCTCAAAAGAGCGCAGGAGGCGGAGCGCCATCTTCTCGTTCGCGTCGTTCGACATCTCAAGGGCGAGACCCGGCTGCGCACCCTTCAGGTAGTAACTGTTAAGGTATTCGGACGTATAGCGGTTAAATAGAACCGACTTTTTTCCTGGAATAAAAGGCGATAAACCCCAAATCATCGACGACGGATTAGGTCGACGAGCGTGACAGATTTGTTGCGGCGGTATACTGATCGCCGACTTAAGGTTGGGGTAATCTTGCTGAGATCCGGCTGTAACTTTATAAGACCGGATACCGTTTTTCGTGGCGTCGACGTCGATAAAAATTGTTTCAATAGGGATGTGAACTAACTGTTTCGACACGAAGGCGATCCACGTAACCGAGTTACCGATAGCTACGAGGTCCATGATAGTCGAATACATCCACTGATAGTAGGTCTGGTAGTCGTTAGGGTTTTCGAGCATAGCTTGAACGACGGGATTATCCACGTTTTCAGTAGTTTTCTTACCGTTCTTGACGACCTTACGCATAACCATTAGTGGCTGCGCGGCGATGCGTGACGCTATTTTGTCGCAGCAAATATAGACCCAGTCCTCGTTCGTCACGAGGCTCTTAAGGGTCTGCGTCTCTAGGACGACCTTAGGCTCGGGCGACCAGACGCCGGACGCGTCTTCGTTGCCGTACTTTTCGGCGAGGTTATATTCTTTTTGTTCGCTGGCGTCTAAAACTTGCCGATAAAGATTATCAACCTCTTTGGGGTTGATAGTTCTCTTAGCGCCACTCGTTGTCTTCCTTGACATTCGCGTGTGTCTCCTACTTTTTTAATCTTCGTCGTCTTCTATAATATCCTGATAGTATGCCTCAATAGTAGACGTTAGGATGTTATCTTTTCTAAGGAACGGTAAGTCCTCAAGAAATTTAACGTTCATATCCCGCTCTCCGTACTGCGCTGCCGCTTCGTTTGCTAACATCAAAGCACACACGGTGTCGTCGTGCCCACCTTTTGAGGCCTCGTAGCGCATGGTTCCCATCGCGCTAACCGTAACCTCGAAGGTTTCGATTTCTGAAAGTAAGACGTTCCATCTAGGGATAATGATAGCCTGTTGCTCGAAGGCCGTCATAAGTTTGTTGACCATTTCGCTTTTCGTAGCATTCGTAAACGTGATCCCTATATAGGGTAGGCCCGTATAGGCTAGCTGATCGTCGATCGCCATGCCGACCCCTGTCTTGTCGTGATAGATCATTTCAATACTTTTAAACTTCGAAGAAAACCGCACGAGCTGCCGTATAGCCTCCGTGTATGACTTTAAGTGAAAGCGCTCAAAGCCGACGATCCGCCTCTTTCCGTTCTCGATAGAGATAGCAAAAAAGACTGTCCAGTCTTTCATCTTCGCCCAGTCGACGCCTATTACGACGTTAGATTCTCTAGCCTCGGAGTGAAACCAATGTTGCTGCTCGCCGAAGAGATCTATATGCGGCCCGTCGATACACTGGTTGTAACCCGTAAACACGGAGCCGTCGTCGACAAACTCGGCGAGGTAGTATTGGCGAAACAACCGCGCCGGGAGTTCTCGCTGAGCCTCTTCGATAGACTCGCGCGGGACGTTCGGGTTGTCTGCAGTCGTCGCTCTAATAAATAGCTTTGTCGGTAGTCTCTTCTCTTGACGCGCCCTGATCATTTCTTGTTTCGCCGACATAGCTAGGCGGTAGAACCAGTTCTTGCCGTAAGGGGTCGAGATAAACATCATAGGACCACGGGTAACAGTTCGCGTCGTCTTAGCCGAAGCGTAGATATCTTCGTGCATCTTTGCGGCCTCGTCGAAAACGTAACCGTGAATGGCCGCACCTTCTAAGGAGACAGGGTCGCCGGCGTGGTGGAATTTTATCATGGTGTCGGTACTAGGTAACTCGACCTCTAGGTTTCCTCGACGGCATATTGCGTGCGGTTCGGGTGGCATCATTTTTTGAACGTAATTGAAACCAATCTTAGACTGCTCGTAAATAGGGGCGACCCACCGCCACCTAGTTTGCGGTCGACTAATTGCCGCGTTAACAAGGCCGGACGTAGCTCCCAGCGTTTTTCCGAATTTTGTACCGCAACAAACAACGATTTCTGTCAAGCCTGGTATAAGAAACCCGCCCATAATTAACTGTTGCTTAATTGAATGAGGAACCGGCGGGTTTATTTCTATGATTTTTTTGGTATCCATAGACTCACATGGTAGCATTGTCCGTGAAAGACAATCTTATCACCAAACACACTGGGAGATCTATCCAATGAAATTTTACCGCGTTCTATTTGCCGTGCCCGCAGTAGTCGTCGCTTGCGGGGTTGTTCAAAAACATCAAACCCAAGACGAAGACTTTAGTAAGATAGAAAAATGGCGCATGACCGAATCTGGATTAATTGTCAACGAAGGCGGCCTGAATTTATTTAATGTTAGAAGCGCCAATCTACCCTACACTTATAGGTGGGGCGCCCGCAGACCGTAAAGATTGGCCTGCTAGCTTTACAACAAGCCAAGGCAACAGTCGATGTACTGGTACACTACTCGGCAGTCGGGTGCTCCAACTGGCCGCCCACTGCGTCGGCAACGGTCGAACCGCAAGTATTACGGTCGAAGGCGTTAAAAAAATAGCTACCTGCACTCACCACAAAAACTATAAAACCGACGCTACTTCAGACTACGCTCTGTGCGTTTTTTCGGACGACGTTAAAGTAGCCTTCTACGAAAGCGTTATGACTAACGGCGACGAAATTAAGGTCGGAACTAAGCTCCTTCTAGCCGGTATGGGTTGCGTACAATCTGGCGGCGGCGGCGGTAGCGACGACGTGTTTCGTATCGGCGAAGCTCCTGTCGTTAAACTTCCTAGCGGCGACAACGATATCGTGACGAAAGGAAACGCGGCGTTGTGCTTTGGCGACTCCGGCGGGTCTGCGTTTTTTAAAGGAGCCGACGGAGTCTATAAAATCGCAGGCATCAACAGTCGAGGCGACATCAGGGAGACGTCCTACCTGCCGGCAGTTTACACGAAGACGGCGCGTGATTTTTACGTTTCGTGGTCGGTTGAAAACAACGTTAAAATTTGCGGCGTTGCTGTCGACGCAGAAAATTGTCGCGGAGCTGCGCAACCAGACCCCTCGCCCGTGCCGCCTTGGTGCGCTCAAACCTTGGTAAACGTAAACCAGTGTGTCTATGGAAACCCGCGCCTTTCTTTGACAGACCCGGAAGGTTGCCGTAAGAAATACAGCGAACTTTTTTCCTGTCAAGTCGCGTCGGAACTTCAGGAGTAATCGGTTATGAAATACTTATATTATTTAGTTTTAAGCATTGTGGTTTCGGCGTGCGGTTACGTTGTTATTAATAACGAAATGCATCCTTACAATCTTCCAGTAGCTCCTAAAAATCCTCCCGAAAGCGACAACGAAACGACCTACGCGACCGGCCTGTCGCATCCGGCCGAGGGGTGGCAGGAAACCGCCGAGTTCGACGTCGTAGCGACGATGGAAACATTACCTAATTCTTACGACTGGAACGACGAGGCTCGCCTACAGCCGATACGAAATCAAGGCGGCTGCGGTAGCTGTTGGAGTTTCGCGACGGTCGCTGTCGTGGAAAGTCTTACCCGCATCACTAAGCCTATTCAAGATCGGGTCGACTTTTCAGAGCAACACCTCGTGTCAAGTTGCTGTAACGAGGGCACGTGTTCCGGTGGTTTTTTTACCGCGTTTAACTGCATAAAAGTTGGCGTCCCAGACGAGTCTTTTGACCCCTACCTCGCGCGCAACTCGGCGTGTAAGGCGGGCGGTAAAGCCGTCGCGACCGTTACGCGGTGGGCCTACGTCGGCGATAAACACGGTGCGTCGACCGACCAAATCAAGGCGGCTATATTAAAGCACGGTCCCGTCGCCGTGGATGTGGACGGTAGCGGAGCTTTTCAAAGCTACAAGAGCGGAGTTTTTACAGCCTGCGGATCGTCGTCTACTAACCACATGACAGTCCTAGACGGCTGGGTCGACGACGCGAAGTACGGCGGCGGCGGTTACTGGCTTATGCGTAACAGTTGGGGTAAGGGTTGGGGAGAAAAAGGCTATATGAGGATAGCCTACAAGGCACGCGACGGCTCTAAGTGTAACGGGATAGGTAACTACGCCGCCTACGCCGTGGTCGACGGTATAGAAGACTTGCAAGAACACTTAGGCATGAAATAAAATAGGGGTATGAATTTCATTTTTCACTTCCCTGGGTAGGCATCAATTTAATTGGTGCCTATTTTTTTACCTCGCGTTCGAGCGCTTCCAAACCCTTTCGGCGACGGGCGGCGCAATGCGCCTGTCCATCACGGATTCGGCAAGCCCAGCTATCGGTGAGCAAGCAAACGTCACGAGTCCCATGCCGAAAGTTGCTGCACCGCACGTAATATTTACGGCCCAAAACGTGACGACGCCAGCAAGACCATGGTGTTCCCATTTCCAAGCGGAAAGCGGATGACCTGCAAAGTGGTCTTTGTAGTCTAAGAGGTCGTAACGCTTTGGGTTAAACACTACCGGCACGGCGAAGTTCACAATGAACAGATCGTGGACGTGGAGATACCGACAAAGGTCGTCGCCAAGTTTAATGTGCAAGGCGGCGTGGACCAACTCCAACCAAAGGTTAAGCGGCGCGTGGTCGCCGATCTCGACCGGTATACCGCCATTCTCATACTGTCTAACAAAGTAACCGGTATAAGCCACGGCGTACTCGGCTTCGATACGGTCGGCCTCTGTGCCTTCTCCCATCTCTCTAAGGGCGGCAGCGCCTCGGTGAATCGTGCTTTCAACGACAGCGTCAAGGCGTTTGGCTGACGGCAACTTTGTCGGCTCGCCGAGGTCTCGGACCACGGCCTTTTGTATAGCTTCGACGTCGACCGTTCCAGCTCGCCTTCTGTTTTCAAACCACACGTCGACACGAGAAAATCGGTAGTGTGCCGCTGTCCGATAGTCGGCCTCGATAGGGGCGTCGTCGGCGCGGTCGACGTTGTCTTGGCAGTGCGCGGTTTCGGCGGCGACGGTAAGGCAAAAAATTGACATGAATAGCTTTATTTTTTGTTGCATGTTGCGTCCTTTCCAAGTTGAGAGACGAGGTTTTGTATAGCCTTCGTGTCTCCGGTTTTTCTAGCGATACGTAGAGCAGTCGAACACTCGGCGGCGGCCCTAGGGTTAGTCTTGTTGAGTTCTATCACGAACTTAATCACCTGAATAATAGCGTTTACGAGTGACGGTAGCAGCGTAATCCAAATAGGCATGGGCACCTCCTGTAGTGTGCCTACATTATAGGATACAGTTGGTGCCAACCGTGAGTCACGTTTTTGAAACCTAGATCGCGGTGGAATCTTCATCCCTTTGCGCGAAGTAAGCTCGAAGTTGATCGCGCAGTAAGATGCTTCGATCGTCGCCGTGGTCGACAAGTTCGTAGACGCCTTGCGGGTCTTTCATAATGTCGACGTACGGATCGAAACCGTTGTCGATGAGGATACGCCATCGGTCGTGATACTTACGGTTAACCTTACTGCCGTGCCACGCGTGGTGGATCGTCCCCGGAACGTAGCCGACGTTCTTACGTGAGCCGTTAAGGACGCGAGCTTGCCACCGTAGAATCGAGTCGCTATATCCTTGCGTAATACCGGACGGCAAACTGTCCTTAGCTACGCCGATCATAGCGAGGGCCATATGGTGGTCGCTCGCTCCGAGGATTCCTGTTTCGAGTAAGCCGCCACACTTGATAAGCGCTGAACGCCTTGCGGCCCAAGCAAACCCGCTGTGATAGTAAACCTTTCCGTTTAAGACGGAGTAAGGTTTTTTAACCAAAGGCGACATGCGTTTCTTATTAAGGCCTCCGTCGATCATCAGCGGCGGGATATCTTTTTTAGTTAGTTGGTTGTGGTAGCAGTACATAAAACCAAGATTATGGTTGACGACTTGGTACGACGGATGCGGGCCCATGTCGAGGGCGTCGCTGAACATCTGCACGAAGTCGTAGTGTTGAAGTTGTTGCACAGTTTCGTGCGCCCAGTCGGGCCGCATAAACGTAATATCGCTGTCGATCCAAGCGACGTACTTCCAGTCTTTCGGGAGTTGCTGCATGGCGATGTTAAGAAGATTTTCTTTGTGCCAGAGTTCTTGCCGAGTACGAAGGCGGATCTCCGTTCTGTGGGTATCCTCGGTAATCTCGAAGGGCCTGTCGCCGTAGGCTAGTTCGACCGTGAAAAGATTAACGCCCGACTCCTGCATGTGCTTAGCAAACTTACGGTAGAGGTTGTTCCTCGACCGGTAACGTTGCGAGTTACTGATGCACGTCACAACGTAAAAATCTTTAAGATTAATCGGAGTAAGGTCAGACCGGTAGATAGACCTAATGCCTAAATCGTAGAAAGATTCGCTCATCGCGTGACCCCTGGGTATATTTTATAGTTTGGTGTCACGATAATAAGTTAACTTTCGATAAAAGGAAACAACGCGTGTTCAAGGGCGAGGACTATCGACTCTTCTTTATAAACGGTTAACCCTTCCGACGCGCCTGATATATACAAGCCGGCATGGCAGATTTCATGCAAAAGAACCGTACGCCAATTAGACCGCTTCAGTAGGAAGATCGTCATGGTGTCGGAGTTAAAGGCGCCGAGTAGGTCGATGTCGTCGGCTTCGAGACACTTGACAACCCGTACCCGAATCTTTTTGCCGAGCACGTAGACGACACGGGGCGGATGTTTTCGCGACTGATCAAAAGGATTTACCACGGATGACCGCCTTCCCGTTTTTCACAGGTATTATTTCAACTGTTGTAGTTCCGTCGTCTTTAACTGTGAGTATAGCAAGGGCCTGGGTCCAACCGGTAGGGGTCGGCTGGTGGGCGGTCAGTTGCTCGTTGGAGCCGTGGCCGAGGGTAACCGAGTAGTGGACGCCGTCGCTTACGTGTTGTAGGCGGTGCGTGTGGCCGCAGATAACGTTCGTGCGGTACTTGGCTAGGTTCGTAGCTGCGACGTGCTGATTAAAGTAGAAACCGTGTAACAAGGTACAGTCGCCGAGCTGACACGAGTTCCATTTCGTATACTTGTGCCACTTAAAGGTAACGCCGGCGCAAGCGTTACGTTCCTTGAGGTGTAGGAGTTGCGGCATTTCTGGAACGATACCGTGAAGGTCTCGGGCGTGCCGCGAGATGTAACGCGACAGACGGTACTCGTGATTGCCCTCGAGCAGGTGGACCACGGCGCCGCGCGGGAGCAGTCCAGCCCACTGACTAAGGGTATGGTTCCACTCGTCGATGTCGTCTTTGATGGTATTTTTCCTAGCGGGATCCTTGTCGTAGGTCGACAGCTGCCAGAAGTCGAGAGCGTCGCCGAGTTGGACGATGCCTTGAAGCTTATATAACTTTAAGATTTTAATAATTAGCTTTGAATATTCTTTACATTCATATGGAACGTGTAAATCTGAAATTATTAAATAGGTTTTCAGAAATAAACCCCCCGTTGTAATTTTTTGTGTTTGCTTACACAAATCTTACCAACTAAATGGGTTGTCTTTATTTCACTTTTTTTGTCGCAGGTTTGATTGACTACATTATAATAGTTCGGCGAACTATTTCGTCTTCAAAGGCGGCAAGGCTTTTATCCCCTGCGAGGTCGGTCGTATGCCGAACCGTGGAAAGGTCCGTCATGTGGCAGACGTCCTTTAGGTACTGAAGTAGGTTAGCAATAACGGCGTAGCGCACGTTGATACTAGCCGACGTCCAGTAGGAGGTCTCTCCTACGAAGCGCAGCATCGCGTGTTCCATGGTGGTGAGAGGCACGGTGCGGTAGTCGCTAACATTAACCCAGCCAGGGTAGCAGCGCACGTGATGCGCTACGACGTCGGTCGTCGACCCGGTAATTAAACAGGGTTTACTTTTTAACCAATGCAGATAGTTAAGGTCTTTTTTCACTTTTTAACTTTCGTCGGCATCGACAACCACCACGATTCCATTCCGTCTTCTGCGATCTTATACGAGGCGGCTCTTTCGATAACCGTCTCCATGATTGAGTAATATTCGTCGTAGTTGGGGTTGTCCGACCACTCTATCTCGGAGAGCCTCGCGGCGACGCCAAGACTATCGATAGCCTTTTCAAACAAGGCGGGGTGTTTTTTATAGAGGTCGTCAAACTTCTTCAGCATCTGACTCTTCTCCTAGTTCTGCGTTCATAATGTCTTGAACCAAAGAACCGTCTGGGCGGAAAGATGTCGTATAAATAGTATGACTCGACCGCACGTCGATCTCGTCTTTAACCTTTCCGATACTCCGGTCGAGAAGAAAGTTAAGGCGTGTATAGTCGCCGCTCTGAGTAGCTTTCACGAGGATTGAGGCGATAGTTGTTTCGATCATAGGAGTTCTAGGGTCTTTGACTTTAACTATGATTTGCTCGCGATTCATCGCCATATATTTATTAATTAGCTTACTCATCAAAGAGGGCGAAAGAGATTGAATCGTCTTAAGGTCTTCAGGTACTTTCGGCCTACCGTTAGGGTTGCCAGACTGACCCTTGATAAAGTTTTTACCGCCTGTCTTTTTACCCTTAGCCATTATTAACCGCTTATCGTTGTATGTTGGTTGATACAATATCATCAACTTTTCTATACGATGATGAATTTTTTGATTGATAATCTATATAAAAACACCTCGGTGCGTCGATAGACAAGCGTGCAGTTCCTGGTCTCGCGTCGACAATAGTAACAACGATCCTCTCGCCTCGGTCGCTGATGAAGGTTATCGTTTCGTCTATCTTCATGTTTTTCATCATCGCCATCGTTCTTTTCTTTCTTAATTATGGGAGCTGGTCTAGCGCAGCCCTAAGGTTATCTTCAGAGCCGATCAGGTCGTTGATGGCTACGTAACCCATCGCGTAGCCGTCGATATCTTTTATCATTTTCCGAGCCGCCGTAACGACCTCCATTAGGCGTATCAGTAAAGCTTCTGCGCGTGCGTCATCCTTGACGAGGCGTAGCGTCATAAGGTGGTTACTCCTTTATCAACGGCGACGGTGTAGGCGTCCCATCCTACGTTGTAGCGTCCATCAAAAATTTGTCCGTTAGGAGATAGGATCATGACGGCGTAGATGCCGCAACCAATCTTCGTGTCAAGCCAGACCGGACCCGAGAAGCCGAAGAGGTCGCTCGACATGCCTGAGGCCTTAATACGGCCGTAGTCTTGGTAGGTGAGCAGTCTAATGCCGGGGTTTGCAGAGATCGTCAACCGTGCAATCTCCAAAGTCGTTGCTTCGCTCGATACGTGAAGACTCCCGATACGGCGCAGGTTCATCGGTCCTCCTTGGTTTTTTCTCGAGGTGATGTACGTGAAGAACTTTCCTGCACGCCGTGCAGACTTCCGCCAGGAGGCCGTTGACTCGGTGTCCCATGATGTACCAATTGTTCTTGGCCGGACACGTTTGTTTGTGGGACTTTATTTTTTCTTTTATCACGTCCGAAACCGACTTCATAGTTGCACATCCTGCAAAAGGATTTCTCGGCGACGGTGAAGTGTAAGGCCAAACCGTGCTCTCCGCAAAAGGCCGCATACAAGTTCATAGCTCTTTAAAAACCTTGTAAAGACACCCGGGCCAAGTAGAGTTCACGAATATGACGATTCTAAATATCTCGAAAAAACTTTTCCCGGCTCGGTACTCCATGACGCAATAGGTAACTTCACAGTAAGTCTATCCACATCCGACGCACCCGACGCGTTAATTGTTTTAACGAGGATAGCATCATTATTTATCGCCGCGCAAGTCTGGGCGTGTCGAGTTACTCTTCAACCTCTATTCGGCTGCCTTCGATTCGGATCCATCCGGTATTTCCGGCTGGTTGTTTGGCGTGATACCCATTTGTTTCAGCCCATTTATCATCAATCCCCTTATACGCCCACTTCCAAAGCTCTATTTTTTTCTTAGGCTCTGCGTATTCTTTCCAGCCGGGTGTTTCGTCATGCCAGCTTGTCGCATTGCCGTCTTGGTCTTTCCCGCACCAAATACCATTCGCCCAAAATATTGGCTCAAACCAAAACGCAAAAGATTCGTTAGCAAACCTTCTCCCATCGCCTCTATCTAAATCGCCCATCAATTCCTTTAAAGTCATTTCAGATTTCCTTTCAATTTCTTTAGGCCTAATGCATCCATACCAACCTATCGAGTCTTGGTGCCGACTGCCTTCACTGCCGTCCTGACATCTGCCAAACCAAATTCCTTGCGCCAAAAGTATTGGCTCAAACCAACAGTCGACAAAAAAGAGGTTAGCAAATTTCCTGCCGTCTCCGTTAACTGCAATGCCCATAAGTTCTTTTAAAGTCATATAAACATTTCCGCTAGTTTATCAGCCGCGTCGCCCGAAGTTATTTCAATCGCCGAAACTAAAACAATCTTCGCTCGCATCATGGGAGGCTTTGTATTTGGTTCGGGCCAAAAGTTTTCCATGGCCCAGAGTAACCAAGCGTCTGGCTCTAGGTCAGTAATGTCGTTACACCATATGTCAGTGGGAAAATCTCCCTCATAGTTTTTTATAAACGTGATTAGGTATTTTTTCATTTCACCGCCTCCTTATATTTTTCAAGAACCTTTTCAATCATGTCTCTATCCTCGTCACTAAAAAATTCTTCTAATTGCTCTGCCGCTGCAACAACTTCCCTAGAGGCTTGGAGTTCTGCAATCATCGCGTCAATGTTTTTTTCGACGGCAATGAAAAAATCCTCGTCACTCCTTGAAAACTTATTAATTCTTTCTTCATAAAGATCCCCTATCGCCCAAACGCCTTTAGTTCTTTCACTCGCCAATCTTTCTAACAATTCAATATCAACTTTCATTTCACCGCCTCCTCGTATTTATTTAATGCAGCAGTCACAACAACACCAATCTCATATCCTGCATGTTCGCGCGCTATGACTGCGTCTACAACTTCCCTAGAGGCCCTTAGTTCTGCAATCATCAAAGCTACGTTGGTATGGTTTGAATTTTCTCCTACGTACCATTCTTACATTTCATCAAGGTCAACTTTCATCCCCGCCTCCTCACAACGTGACGCTTGGAGGGTCATTTGAGTTTACTTTTCATGTGCTCTAGTGCGAACTGCATAGCTTTGACTGTTAGCTCTTTGTCAACTTGAGCAGCAAACTCTTGTTTGAACCCAGACAATTTAGCGTCTACACACTCAAGTATCTTTTTCGTAAACAAATTATTTTGCGAACTAGGGCAGTAATCGCTTTGTTTTTTGAACTCGCACGTCTTAGCAATCTCGTCGCTAATCTTTCCTCGCAATGTCCAAGTTGAGAGATCCTTACCCCAAGCACTTTTTTCTTTATATTCGTGGTCCAAGAAACTATCGCCAATCGGCTTTAAAATTTCTTCTACTCTGCTCCTTATTAGATCACTAAAAGCTAATTCTACTTTTTCAAGTATCCCGTCTTCGATTTTGCCGAGGCTCTTTGTAATAATTCTGTCCACTACCGCATCTTTTATAGCCTCGTTAACCGTTGAAGAGGAACTGCCCTCTTCTAAAAAAAGCTCGCCCATATCAATTTCAAACTTCATTTCACCGCCTCATCGTATTTATTTAATGCAGCAGTCACAACAACACCAATCTCATATCCTGCCGCTTCACGGTCTTTTACTGCGGCTACAAGTTCCCTAGATGCTCGGAGTTCTGTAAGAGTGTCGGGCCAGGATTGGCGCATAAGAAACTCTCGTTCCACTATTTCGCCCCAAAGGCCAGTTCGAGATAAACTAACCGCAGCCTCTAATTTTTCTAAGTCAACTTTCATTTCATCCCCGCTCCCACGCTATGTAAAATTTGAGCCACTAGTGAAAACTAAACTCTCGGCGGCCAAGACCAACATCCAGGCTTAGGCTCTTCTGAGTACGGCGTCTTATTAAAGTAAATACCGTTCGGATTCATAACGAATAGCTGACAGTCACCGTCACTAAACACTTGCGTAATAATCGCCGGAGAAGGCTCTGCCTTATGTTCTCCGCCTGGACTACCGTAACGCTGATAATGCACAACCCTGCCGATGCTTGGAACTTGATTCATAAAAACCCCTATCTTTTAAGTTTGTCCACGTTTCTTCTTCAATCATTTAACCGCCTCATCCAGTACGTTGACGCGACCGATCCACCGGTCAACGAACTCTTGCGGATTTTGCGGCTCGTTGCAGTTGACCCAACCGTGGACGAAAAGTTGCCCGCCAGCGTTTTCAGCCCACAACTCGTAGCGCTGTGTCGCTCGCTGAATATAGAGACCGGGCGCGGGCGGCTGGCCGTCGATGATCGAGAGCTTTGTAATGTCGGTTTCCATTAAGTTTCATCCCAAAAAAATAAAAGTAAAAATATAGCGACTAAAATACTAAGCACCGCGACGGTGCCGGCCAACGTGAAGGCTATCGAGCCGGATATCCAAAACGGCACGCCGAGCCAGTTCAATTGCCGCCTCGTCTAATGGCTGAAATCAAATCTTGGTTATTGATATCGCCGCCATGGGTGGTGATGAAAAAACGAGCAAAGATAAAGGCCGAGGCAACGACTAGGATCTCTAGCGGCCAAGCTGCCGAAAAAAGAGACACAGCGGCATAATGCTTTGCCTGAGGTAGGGTTGGAAAGGATCTCCGCCGGAGCCAAAGCCAACCGATTTGAAATACGCCAATGCCTAAAGCTATCGCTATGTAACTGAGAATCATTTTGGTGCTCCTGCCTTCAATTTTTTGGAAGTTGTAAACCTTATAAATCTCTGACGAGGTAGTCAATGTTAAATTCGAGTGCCTTCGAAGCAAGGTGATTAGGCGTGAAGAATTCCATCTTCGTCTACCCACAGCTCGGGCGGGAGAGGATCAGAGATCGCGTGGTAGCGTATTTTTTTTGCAGCCTTAGCTTTTAATTCTTTCTCTTCAGTCATAGCTTTAATTCTTATCTTTTTAATATTAGCCTTTAACTCTTTCGCCTCAGATCTAATGTTGTCTTTTAATTCTTTCTCTTTAGCCTTAAATTTAATCAAGGCTGGCGATACTGGTCTGCCTATTTTTAGAGCTGGAGATTCCTTGCCAAAGTACTGATAAAGGATTCTTCTAACCATAGCCGTATGATTAATTTGGTTTTTTTCGGCTTCTTGCTTAACCAATTCCCATATCTCGCCATCTAGCACAGTCGTCTTTAAATTCATGACACCTCCAAAAGTGGTTTAAATCGATTCTAAGAGCCGTAGCCAATATTGCTGTCCATGCAGAGGGATCAGCATTTCAAACGCCTTAGAGTCGAGATTTGCGATTCTAATCGACATAATACGCTTCCAGATAGCGAGACTGTTCGATCAGCTGAAAACTTTGAGCCTAAGTAATACCCATAAAACCTCCTGAATTGCTTGAGCTGCAAGGGTTTGCCTGCATTCAAATATTGTTATAACAAATAGAACCCTTTCATACCAAAGCTTTGACGTTCTGTATAAAAAATAAGCACAAATCCTTACATCAAAAACACCTATTTCTATAGACCTTACATATTCCTTACGTGTTGTTATAACACCATGTAAGGCTGCAACCCCTAGAGCCTCATGGTGTCTTACTTACTTACTTACTTATAGAGAAATATATATATATAGAGAGAGAGAGAGAGGGATATACTTATATTTATCTCTATATCTATATATATATATATATACATATATATTTATATTTAGACACGTCTATTTCTCTCTTCCCGTAGGTCTCTCCACCGAAAAACACGTAAGGTACGTAAGGCGCAATGATTACCACCACTTACAATGTAAGAATGATGTAAGGCGGATGTAAGGATGTAAGGATTTGTGTTAGTGACTACATTTTGTTCAGGTCGACAAAGACTCCGTAGAGCGTTTTCTTTGTCTCAGGATCCCAGTAATGCCTCTTCTCGTTGTGCTTTAGACGAGTTAAAACAGTACTATAGCTGGTGGCCCAGCGCGTATTTCTAAAAATACTAGCAACACCTGCATGTGTTGATCGTACAAAGATTAAACCTTTTTTGCAATCGAGTATACCTGAAGATCGTAGAAGCTCTTTGTGATTAGAATTATTAAGTCTAAGAATTTCTTCTAGGCTCATTCGAACCCTAGTGCCGTCTTCGGCTTGAACGTCTAAGGTTGAGGTGATTAAAAAGTTGGCACATTCATTTTGGTCGGAAAGCTGTCGAGATTTTTCCTCGCCTAGATCAAGATCGCTAATCATTCCTAGAGCCTCTTCGGTGGTTACGACACTATCGGAGTAAAGGGCCCAGTAGCCGGCGAGTAACATACCGACCTGCTCCCCGAACCGACGAGTCATCCCGGCAGGGACGGAGTCCCTAATAATCTCATGGCTTTTTAGGATCGTAGGAGCCATATGAACCATCCTAGAAAACAATCTCTCCCCGTAGTCTTCAGTAATATCGGTGATCGCTTTAGAGATAAGTTCCCACTGGTCTGGCCGTTGGTTGTGGGCGTCAAGCTCTAGTACACAAAACCTTGTGCGGTCTGCTTGATTCTTTAAATTAACCTGGATCGACGCGACAAGCGCCGCAAACTGAATCGTATAGGATTGAGCCGTACCGTCGGCCGAGCCTTTATAGACTTTCGAATCATTCTTCTTCCAAGACTGGCGAAGCATTTCTAGGATCGAATCAACGCGGGCGTTAGTTTCCTTAGCGTCGGTCGTCTCGAACTCATCGAAGATCATAGGGATAGAAGTTCCCTGCATAGTTTGACGAATGCCTGCCTCGGTAGTCCCACCCGCGCCGTAGAGCTTTGCGGAGTTATCCCCTAAACCTCTTTTAACTAGTGCCTCAAGGATAGTCGACTTGCCGGATCCAGCCTCTCCTGACACCCAAACGTGAGGCCGAACCGGTAGAGCTCCAGCGATCCTAGCAACCGCAATCCATCCAGCTAAGAAGGCACCTGAACGAATTTTTTCCCAATTAAACATAGCACATACGTCGATTAACTTTTGACTCTCTTCAACAGTTAATGGGTTTGCGTGAACCGATGGAATATTATGAAGGGTCTTAATGTAAACATACCGAGATTTAATCGAAGTCATCGGGGTAACTTTTCCATTTACCATCAAGACGTTTCCCGTATTTACAACGATCCTTCCGCGATCTTCCCAAACCCCAGTCCCGCGTTGACGACTCCTGTCAAAGATACCGCACGCGCGGGAAGTTTGAACCAAATGGTCTTTCGCCTCGTCCCACTTTATGCCAGTCTTAGAAGGGAAGGACCCGCTCCAGTAGCCAGACGGGGCGAGCGCAAATAGCTGCGTAGTCGAAAAACTACTAACGCACACAACATCTTTATTACTCATGCTATAAAAATAGTAATCGTGGCCAACATACCCTAGCGGAACAAAACCAGACTTAGCTTCCTCTACCTCGATGAGTTGATTCTTAACCGAGTCAGTTCCTTCTTCTAGGTATAGGTCGTTAAAATCAGTTCCCTTCGCTTCGTCGCTTTTAAAGATGGGTACCTTTATAACCCCGCTACATGACGAAGCCGCTTCAGTCGCAGATTCAATTCCGACATTTTTTCCATTTGCCCCAAAGCGGTCGTTGTCGGCGCATATAATTATTTTCGTCATCGGGTAGGCTAGGTGAATATCTCGGCAAACGTTCTTTAGGTTCCCGGCGTTAAAGGCAACGATGACAGTCTTTTTAACAAGCTCGTGAATCGTTGAACCGGTAGCCCAACCCTCACAAACGTAGACCTCTTGAAGGTCTTCTACAAGCTCACCGAAGACGAAGAAACAACCTTGCACTCGCTGCCCTGTAATAAACCGCTTAGCGCCGTCATGAAAAATTCGCTGCATACCCCAAAACTTGCCGTCGATGTCTTTCATAGGGATGTGAATAGCGTTTCGTTCGTCAATCTTTACTCCAAAGGAAGTTGCTATTTTTTTACGCGAAATATAATCAGTAGTCGTCTGAGTTGTAGTGAGAGCGTCCCATACGCGGAGGGAGTAAGCTGCCGACTCAGACTGTTTTACCGACTTGGCTTCTCCTGAGATTTTACGAGCGCTCTCTAGTTGATGCTTTATAACTGCGCTGTCTTCTTTAGACAGTTTCTTAGTCGGTTTATATGTGTAAGATTCGTTAGTTTTCCAATCCCCACACTGAGCAACGATATAAGTGCCGTCGCCGCCTATATAATGATTTTGCCAGCCTATATACCAAGCATTTTCTTTGCCATCGCGAGAGACGCGATGGATTTTTCCGTCTAAAGTTATAGGTGAGATAGAGAAATTAACACTTGATAAATACGCAAGAAGCTCTTCCATGATTCACCTTTTTCCTTGTGACTATTGAAGTAGTCGCGGTGTTTTTCCATAAATAAAGACGAATGGCGGAAGCTGGAAAATTCACTTCACGTCGGCCAACGCTGCCATTCGTTTAACAAACTCTAAAGCATGGTCAACAGACCTGACTACAAAATAACGACCTCCCCAGGCCTTTACTGCGGATTCAAATTTAAGCTGTTGAGGGCTTTGCACACCACTGCCCGTTTTTACTTCAAGAGCGATAAACAAGCCTCCGCGGACGACACCTAATATGTCAGAAGATCCCACGAGACCGTAACGCACCCATTGTCCGCTAGGGCTTGTCCCCGCCCCCGTAGCGTTGGCCCAAAAAAGACCCAAGCTTAGCTTGCTTAGTTCTACTAGAATTTGATTCTGAAGATTGTTATGGATTATAGTTGCGAGATTTAAATTCTTTTTCGACGCGCTTCGAAATTTCATTTGCGTACTCTTGTCCAAAGTTATCTTTGCACCAATAGTACACGGAACCCTTTTTGTAGCCATGTGAAATTACGGAGTCAATTTTTCTTAGTATTTTTGTCCACTTGAGATCTATCGCCCTAGCGCTTACCTCGATAAGTTCGGCCTCGACTCTTTCTGCTAAGATCTTTTTTGCCTTAGAGTGTTCAGCCTTCATAGAATGACCGCAAAGAGGGCAATCATTTTTCATCTCTTTTTCGTATTCGAATGTTCCATAACAATTCATACACGTGACAATAATAGGGCCGAGATGCTTCTTTACTTTTTTACCAATAGGATCAAGTGAGCATAGTTTTTCGTCTTCAATAAAACCGTGTTCAGAAATATTGTTTGTATGATCTAATATTAAAAATTCTGACTTTGTATCGGTGACACGGGTGCCGCGACCGCACGCTTGAATATATAAATTATAGGACTTCGTAGGACGCGCAAGGATAACAACCTCAAGAAACGGAAGGTCAACGCCGGTAGTTAAAATTCCTACGTTAGAGACAACCTTAGTCTCGCCGCTTTTAAGACGAGAGATAACCGAAGCTCGATGCTCGGCAGGAGTATTCGCTTCAACGTGTTCGGCAGATATTCCCTCTGCGAGAAACATCTCTACGATTATCTTTGAGTGCTCGATATTAACAGCAAAGGCGACGGCTGACTTTCCGTGACACAGTTTTTTGTACTGACTAATGATATCCCCGTAGACTGTCGAGCCCACAAGTGCTGCCGCCGTTTCTTCTATGTTGTAATCGGAGGTTGTGCGGTCGATAGAGACAGATGACAAGTCGATTTTAGTCGGCATAAAATAACGTGGTCTCGAAAGATATCGCTGCTCGATTAGGTCTTTTATTGTTATCGGATAAACGACGATATCGGCAATATGGCGCAGACCTTTTTTATGATGAGGAGTAGCCGATACCGGAAGAAAGAACGCATCAGGATACTGTGAGATAACCCATTCGAAAGAAGGACTTCGAGATAGGTGACATTCGTCAATAACTACAAGGTTGGCTTCTGGTTTTAATTTGCGGCGAAAGAGTGTGTCTACGCTACATATTTGAATCGGCGCGGTCGGGTTATAATTCCAATGGTTTGCTTGAAGACAACCATGCGGCACGCCTTCCCGCATAAGCCTCTGCGACGTTTGTTCAATAAGGTCTTTACCACGAACAACCATGATTGCTTTTTTACCTTTAGAGATAACTCCTTTAAGAACTTCAGAGAAGACGATTGTCTTTCCTCCGCCAGTAGCGAGATGAAGCAAGACACGCTTCTCACCTTTCGCATAGTGAGAGCGTATCTCGTCGAGAGCTTTTTGTTGGTAGTCTCTAAGGGTGGTCATTAAAATGGAATCTCATCCATTGGGATGCTGGATGCTGCCGCCTTTGAGGGCGTAGTACCTTTAGACTTCGAGGCGAAGGCGATAATGTTGCCAAAGATTTGGGTCGAGTTAAACACTTGAACCGATTCCTCAGGAGACATCATATTAGTAAAGAGACCTCCGCCGATACGGTTAACCCACTTGATTCTAGGATACGATCGTCCGTCGTTAGAAATCTCATACTCGACGGTTACTTGAACCTCGTTGTCTGCGTTAAGAACTCCGGCATGGTTGCCGTGCGCGATAGCCAGCCAATTAGCTTTCACAGATGGCGACTTGAAGTCGAACCCACATATTTCGAGAACCTCTAGCGTCATGTCCAGCGGTGACTTCTTTGTTCCCTCGCGACCTTCGGCGCGCAATGAACCTTGGTAACTCATCGTTTGGCTAACGGCGTTACTGTCCGAAAAATTAAACTCTAAGACGACGGCCGGTTCTCCGGCGTGCGTTTTCTTAAAACCGTAGTTCGTAACTTTGGCCTTGTACTTACCGGCTTGTAATTCGTTCATTTTTTTGCTCCATTTATTAAAATATTAAGTCTGTTCTCGATAGCTTTAAGTTGAAGGATATCGTCGCCCGCTTTTTTTAACGTCTCGTTAACAACCGTCGTCATCCCTTCAGGGACTTGAGACACCATGCCCTCTAGTCTTTTTTTGATGTCAGAGGCGTCCTCTGCTTTAGTCAACGCCGTGAAGTCTTTCCACGACATCGGGATCTCTTCAGGTAAACCGTACCTATTTTTTGCGTCATGACCTGCCGCCCAACTGGTTAGCATGATCCTTGTACCGTCTGAAAATGTTCGCACGTTATCGCCATCTTTTGAAGTGTACTTCTTATGCGTGCAGAAAAGAATCGCGTCAACATACTCTTGGAAAAGAGCGGCCGATGCCTTGTGAAGCTTGATACTAAACCGGTCGTAAGAGGTTTGACTTTGCGGGTCTTCGAACTTGGTTATTTGTGAGTGAGCGATCAATATGACGTTCATCTTTTTCTTGTTTCTAAGAACGTTTAGTTGCTCGATTAAAGCGTTAAAAATGTTCTTAGCCTCAAGATAACCTTTGCCGTAACCGCCCGCTGCCAACTCGATAGACTTCACCTTATAGTCGGCCACAATCTTTTGATGGACGAGAACCTCAACCCAGTCAAGGCTATCGATCACAACGGTTTTGTACGAATGTTCCTCGGTCGCCAGCTCTCCTAATGCTTGCGTTATTTCTAGGTAATTCTTAGGCGTAGGAAACCTAGCGACATCGAGATTATTGGTGCCTTGTTCTGGACCTATAAAAATAGGATCCGGTGCAGAGGCTCCGAATGTCGATTTTCCAATTCCGTGAGGACCGAACACTAGCACGAGAAAAGGTGAGTCAATTTTTCCCTTAATTACTTGCTTTAATAAACTTGTCATACACAGATCTCCTTTACTTGTTCAATATGCCACTTACTTACACGCCCTCTCGAAAGCCATTGCGCGATTGCTGTTGACGACCTTAGTCCGAGAGCCGCCGCAAGAGTCACTTGACTGTTGCTGTCTTTTTTTAACCATTTTTTGATTGCGTCACATTCTTCTTTCGTGTTTTTTAATTTTCTAGCCATATTCCATTTACCTCCTTTCGTTATTTTGTTATCAATAGGTAATAACAAAATCATTGGGAGGTCAATATGAATATTGAAGAATGGCACGAGTGGAGACGGCAAGGCCTTGGGGCGAGCGACGCTCCTGTGATTATGGGAGTATCCCCTTGGTCGACTCCTTACCAATTATGGGAGACGAAAACCGGACTAGCAATTCAAAAAGAATCTTCCGGTAACTTTGCAACAGAAAGAGGCAACCGGCTAGAGCCAGTCGCGCGCGCAAGATATGAATTTCAGAAAGGCGTAGAGTCGCCGCCTAAATTAGCGCAGCACGCGACGTATACTTGGCTGCGTGCATCCCTCGACGGCTTTGACGATGTTAATAAAATCGTGCTTGAAATTAAGTGTCCAGGAGCCGATGACCATTCTACGGCCGTCGCTGGGGAGATTCCAAAAAAGTATTGGCCTCAAGTGCAACATCAACTCATGGTCACGGGCGCGCAGATGCTTCACTACGTGAGCTACGACGGCGAAGACTCGCTCGCTATAGTCGAGTGCGTTCCTGACGTTGCCTACATGAATGAATTATTTGCTGCCGAAGAAAAGTTCTGGACCTTAGTCACAAGTAAGACGCCGCCAGAACTTAGCAGTCGCGACATAATGGTTATTAAAGATGAAATAGTATTAAGCGATCTCGCGAATCAATACATAGAATCAGACGAGTTGTGTAAAGAATTAACCGCAAAAATGAAGAACATTAAAGAACTGATATCAATTCATAGCGCAGTAACATCTCATCCTAGATGTTCAATTGGCCGGTTAAATATTAATAGGACGGTTAGAAAAGGCGGGATTGACTACGAGAAAGTAGACGAGCTGGCAGGAGTAGACTTAGAGAAGTATAGGAAAGAGGTAACGTCGTCCTTAACGTTTACAATTAAGAAGGCTTAGTTGGGTTATATTTCATTTTGTCACCTCTTTAGAATCAAATTTCTGACTAGCCAAGAAGGTATGCCAAGCGCAAGCTTTTGAAGCCGTATCGCCTTCCATCCCCTTGGTGTACTCGATGCGGGCGGCATCCAAGCTTCTTTCATAAATTGTTTCGCTGGCGTAGGCTTGGCTTTCAAGCTTTGATTTTTCCCATTGCGCAGTTAGGCGAGATTCTTCAAGAACTGCTATTTTAGCGTTCAAGCTTTGAATCTTGTTATCTTGCTTTATTAGCTTTTCGCGGCAAGTAACGGTTTGAGCTAGGTGGCGGTTTGCTTTGAGAATAAGGGCCTGGATGATTGTAGGTATATTCATTCGTTCACCTCTTTCGCTAGAATTTTGTATATCTCGATAATCATTTCAGCTGTGATATTCAAATGCTTAGTACTGGCACCGTCAAAAGTAGTGATTTTGATTACTGAGTGAAACTCACTTTTTTGGGCAGCTGAGACAACCGGATCAAATTCGCTTTTTAGATATCTAAATCGCACAATATCTTCTTCTGTAAGCGAATCAACTATCACCGCCTAAAACTAAAATATGCGAACCACAATCCCGCAAAATGAAAATGTATCTATTCTCCTTTGCATCGCCCGCTAGACTCCAAATAAGCCGCTCCTAAAAATTCTAAATCTAATTCGTCTAAAAACATTTCAAGACACGCAGAAAGGTATTGAGCGTTCTGTTTACTAGTCAAATTGCCGACTAAGTTTTCAGCGTCTTCTTTAATTCTCTCGCGAGCGTATTCGTCAAATTTTGATAGCATCTCGTCAATTCCAATTTTGCTTTTCATGAGTGAGCTCCTTAGTTAGTGTTTAGAATCTTGCGTGATTGACTTATTAGAAGCAGAGTTATTAACTAACTTGCCATTTACCCTTCTCATAGTTGTAGTGAACGCTAATACTATTACTACTAGTGCGAGATGGGGATTGGTAGGTATAGTAGAGACTAATACTTCCGTAACCAACTTTGTTTCTCCCTTCAGATCCAGCTTTTATTTCCAAATTCATCTTATTAATACCTGGAGCCAAAAGACCTAACTCAGAGGGATCAATAATAACATTGCCCAGAACTTTTGAAATGCCGTTCGTATCATTGTCGAGTCTAAACTGAGCAGGCATTCCCAGCTTATCTAGCTGTGCATTAACAATCGTAAATAGAGAATCTTTATCTGAAACACTTATCTTTTCATTTTTCATTTGCTCATCCCCTTAAGTAGTTCTTGCTTGCCCTATATACCCTTATCGGCTTTTTTAACACTTTTTATTAATAAATCGTATTATTCTAATGATTCTATAGAGTTATATGGTTCTATTACAAGCAAAATAAAATCACATGTAACTACTGGTAATTACAGGCGAATAAAAAATTGTTAAATAAATAGGCCAAAAAAGCAGATAAGTATATAAGGAGGGCCTATGCAGCTCATACATGACTGGTTAAAACAGGGCAAAAACGGCGATAACGCGATTGTCTACGCTGGCTGCAAAGAGGACGTAGAAGAGATCCGCAAGCTCTTAAAAGCTAACGGAGACCGCGTTAAAGCGACCCTTACTTGCGATGGCGTAAAGTATCGCGTGATGCTAGTGCGCGGTTGTAAACCTTAACAAAAATTACCGACCAAAAAAGGCCACCAAGTAACTTAAGAGTTATTTGTTGCCATGCAATCGTGTAAGAGACTGCGCCGAAAGCTATCCATTGAAAAATAAAACTGTCGGCTATGGACGCGCCAAGGTTAGACAAGTTCATTTTTATGAATTTTTTCTTGCCGTCAAGTATCGTATACAAAAAACAGTCTATCGAACCAGCAATTAAAAAACTAACTGCACTCGCTGCAGACACTAGTTTGGTATCGCTATTAAACAAATAGGCCAGTATTGAGCCTAAACATATTACTGCCGCCATCTTAGGAAGCATGTAACTGCCGCGCCAATTTTCTTGCAGTTGATCTCGTGCGATTAAATCAAATGGTATTAGAAATGTTGCTGTTATAAAAAGTCCAGACGGACCCATATAAGTAACAATATTATTCGCAGCAACAATTGCTGCAAGATATAAGGCGATTAAAATATAACTCTTAATCAATTATATCCTCGTCTGGCGTTATGCGTAATATTTCAATCATTGCTTGCAATGGCATTGTGTCCTGCACGTTGATGTCATCAGGAAACAGAAGCGTTTTAAACCTTTGCAGCTGCTCGTTAAATTGTTCGGCAATATACGCTGGCACGTGAAAAGACAATGTTGAATGTTCAGCGTCTTTTGGTGGTGCTGGGTTGTTAGTTGAATCACTTGAATTAGTTGAATCAGGTGTAACCGCGTCCCAGTCGATTGAGGCATTGCCCAACATGTTGTTTATTTCTATCTCAGTCATTGGCATCGAATCTAAAATAAAGTCCATGCCAAAAGAATTGTTTAGGTCTTTAATCAACTCGCCCATTTTAAAAGTATCTGCCTTGCCTCTAACTTCGTTCATAATAACGGTTAGCGCTTTTGAGTCTTTAATATCAATCTTGCCTAAATTATTAACCGCTATTTTGTCAGAGCCTAATTTAAGTGCCGCCTTGTAACGATGCTCTCCGTCAACAATTTCAAGCGTGCCGTTGTCTAACTCCCTAACGATAATGGGCGCAATGAATCCGTGTTTTTTAATAGACTTTATTTCATGTTCGAATATGAAATCGGTTTGTATATTTGGATTCCAAGCGTTTGGCTTTACACGATCTATAGAAACTATTTCATAATTAATTCTAATATCCATATCAACCGCCTATAAATTTATAATTTCTATCGAGATAGTTTTGGTATTGAGAATAAGCATGTGCAGAGATAGCGACTTGTTTAAACCACATTTTATTTTTCATGGAATGATCCTGTATAATCTTACTTATACCGGGCAGCATGTTTTCAAGTTTTAAAATTCGCTCAGTTATTTCAGTTGAACGAATGTGCGCTTGAGAAAGTTTGCCGTCTTTATAAACAACGCAATTTCCGTATTTGACTCCTGAGAGATAAGAGGTTGAGTCACAAGAATAGGCTAAGTTTGTTTCCATTGTTTCTTGGATGGTATTGCCGAGCAAGTGAATCTTTGGGTAGCTTTTTACGTTGGTTCTTATTTTCTTTAAAAGGTCTTTCACGCCGTCCTGATATCTCATTTTCTTGCCTGTAAACAAGACTCTTAGTTCAGGAACCGAGATAGCTATATATTCATATTTTTCTGCCAGACGGTAAAGGCCTTCGATTCCTTCTTCAATATGCCAAGTATAAATTACTTTAAGGCCTGAATCTTCAAACATTTTTCTCAGTTCAAACACCGCGCCCATACCGAGTAATTTATGAACATCTGATTCAACAAATGTAACTTTTTTATGATCAATTGTTTTCGCATACTTTATATAGTCGACAGTATATTTTTTCATGCTTGATAGTGTGTGTGTTGCACCCTTGCCAGCGCCAAACATTAATGTAAACAAGCCAGAGTCACAAATAAGATTGTCTATTTGTTCTAGCCTATTAATGATTTTTTTAGAAAAGTCTTCTGTTTTTTTTACATGGTAATAAGAAATAAGTACATTTTTTATATTAACACTAGTACACGCATCAAATTGATGTAACACTTCGCATCCAGCCAAAAAAATCTTCATAATGCATTTTCAACGACGGCAGAATTTTCGCCATCTTCCGATACTTCTATTTCTATTTTACGATCATACCCGTACCGATTTTCAATATACGACAGTATGTTTTCAGCTATCATTTCGCATGATTTGTTATCGTGATTGCCGGCTTTAAACACGTTGGTTAAATCTGTTTGAACCATAAAAAATTCAAGCTCACGGTTATCGTGTTTAACTTCAATCTTGGCAGAGCATTTAAACAAATGCCTGTGCGTTGTCTTAAGAAAACTTACCTGCTCAGGAGCATTTTCATAAGCATGAAATCCTGCAAACTGCCATCGAACTACTATGAATTTTTTATTCATTAACTGATTGCCTTTAAAAATTCATTCCTACAATCGGGGTCCTCTTTAAACAACCCTTTTAACGCGCTAGTCTTCATTACGCCATTTTGTTTTTGGACGCCTCTTGCAACCATACAAAAATGCTTTCCTTCAACAACAACGCCAACGCCTTTTGGTTTAACAATATCAAAAAAAGTTTGCGCTATTTGCTGCGTCATTCTTTCCTGTATTTGAAGGCGGCGACTAAAGCATTCCACTAACCGCGCGAGCTTAGATAGACCCACAACCTTATTATTATTCGGGATGTAGGCAATATGTACCTTGCCAAAAAAGGGTTGCATATGGTGTTCACATGTTGAGTAGAAGTCGATATCTTTTAACACGATCATTTGATCGTAGGACTCGTCTGTAAAAACTCTTTCAAGAATGATATTAGGGTCTTGTTTATATCCTGAATATAACTCTTTCCAAGATTTTATCACCCTCTTCGGAGTGTCAAGAACACCTTCTCTACTACTATCATCACCAACAAGATTTATAATTTGAGCTATTAATTCTTCTGACATTATTTTGCCCCGATCCATTTATGAGTCTGCAAGTTCAGCCGCCACTGTGGATTGCCTTTAATATATTCAATAATCTTCTCTACAGAGGCTTGCATATTGCCAAACTCAGGAGACAGGCTATATCTTCGGCCGTCATCAACAGCGTGTTTTTCAAGGATCGAGAAATCAAACCCTTCGTCTACAACGTATTTAAATTCTTTTACCACCGGCAAGGCGTCTGGATGGATAAAGTAGTCTGCATCCCTCTTCGGTGAGCACGTAGGGTAATCAATTCCTGGAACGATTGGAAAGGTTCCATTTGTCTCGCAAGCTATTTCAAAGCCTAGATTCTTAAGATGAGCAACAATGATAGGAGTGTGCCTGTTCATCATAGGTTCACCGCCCGTGATGACTGCAAACTTTGCGCTTTCGCTGGTTGCTATTTTTTGAAATTCATCAACTTCAATTTTTTGATATGAGTTAAACGAAGTATCACACCACGAACAAGCGAGATTGCAGTAAGGCATTCTAACAAATAATGCACGTCGGCCAGCGTGAAAGCCCTCTCCTTGAACCGTCCAGAATAAATCATTGATGTAATATTGCATCTGCTTTGCAGTTCTCCGTTTCAAAGAGTTCGATGTGAAAAACTTCTACTCCAGAGTTTTTTAAAACAATTGGACAAACAGTTTTTAGAATATATTCAGCCATATTTTCAGCGGTTGGGTTAAATGGCGCTTCCCATATTTTTTTATTCTTATGGAACGGTTTAATTGCATTGATCAGATCTATATCTTGATCGTTAGCGATAAACGTATGATCCCAGTTATCAATAACCCATTCTCCAACGGTTGCTTTAAGAACCGAGAAGTCGATAACTCTTCCTATACCGTCTAATGAGGGTGCTCTAGCGTGAATCCACATAACGTAGTTATGACCATGAGGATTTGCACACTTTGATTCATGGTTAAGAACTCTATGACCAGAGCAGAATTGTATGCGCCTTGAACAGGTAATCATAAATTTCACCATTTTTTAAAAAATCAATAATTAATATGTTATATTTTTTGACGTTGAGGGTCAATTGTTCTGGTCAAATACGCGCGCACCTCGGTCATCGTCAAAGACAGGACCCCGCCCGGATCGTCCTTGCGACCCTTCGGGAGCGCGCATTCGTCGTGACCACAGACGTTATCAGGTAAGATGCCGAACTCGCGGCAGAGCCACTCCAAGCAATCCCAAAGGGCCAACTCTTGGATCTCCGTCGCCTCGTCCCAGTAGCCGCCCTGTCGGTGAGCAATCTGGTCGTGCGGCAGCTCTTCGGTCGTCCACGTCGTGAACTTGTCGCCCTCTCTTTTAACGCGACCCCATGACAGCACGCAGACGGCAACGTGACCGCGGTTAGGCGACACCTTGTTCCATGACGCTTTCCCAGCATGGGCAACGCACGCGTCGAGGTGAGCCGTCTGGTGAGCGCTCCCGTCGCGGTCGATAATAATGTGGTAGCCAATTTTTTCAGCTGCGCCGTAAGCCTCAACCTGCGCGAGGTCGCGGTCGGCTGAGTGGTGGACCGTTACACCGACCGGCTTACCGGAGGGCCAAGGGCCGCGCGATAAAATCGCCGGACGAAAAACCGTCACAACTTTGGGATAGAGTTTCGCCATGGCATAACAACTTTCCAATAGGGAGGGACCGTTACGAAACGACGGCGGCAACCATAGCGACTAAAGCTGCCACTAGTTTCTCCGTAACTTCCGAGGCCTCGGCAGCGTCGAGGTCTTTAAGTTCTGCAGCGATGCCGGCAACCCCGCCGAGGCCGTCGCGTAGGGCGACAATCATCGGGCCGAGTTTCGTGAGGTCTGCGTAGTTGATAGTTCCGTCGGCTTTGGCCGCCTTGTAGACGTCGGCAGTAACTTGAAGGAGCTTGATAAGCTCCAAAGTTTCCTTAGTTCCAACGTTGGCAGACTCTTCGGCGGTTACGATAGCGACGGGTAGGACGATCTCAGTCATGGGTGTTACTTCCTTTTCGTGGTGGATGTAGTCTTCATACGCTCGACGACACGTAGGCGCGCTTCGTGATCCCCGAGGGTTTCGTTGGCGCGGCCCATCTTTAAGTTCAACTCTTGGACGGAGACCGTCATAGTTTGAACGTTTTTTGCCATGTCTCTGATAAATGATACGCCGAGGCCGATGATTCCCACAAGGGCCGGCATCGCGATATCTGAGAGGATAGGGAAAAGTTCTTGAAAGGTCATCTCACGTGATCCTTAAATCAAGTTCGTTTAGAATCTTTATAATCTGAGTAATTGCTAGGTAAAGTTTAACACCTTCCGGCGTTAAAGACCTATGCTTACCAGCTCGCAGGACGACCGTAACGCCAAGACAGTTTTCTATTTTATGAAAGCGGTGCGTAATGGCAGGCGAAGATAGGTTGAGCTTTCGCGCCGATTGGATAAGCGACATACCGCTGCCAAAGTAATAAATTAAAAAAAGGTCGTCGATGTCGAGTCCTCGAACCTGCATGTCAGACCCTCCGTTTAACTTTTAAAGTTGCCCTGCCACCCGCGCAGCAAATAGAAAATCTACGCCGTCGTGTACTTTTTCTCCGAGGCAAGGGTCCCAGTCTTTTGGCTTGTCGTCACGCTGCCACAGATACTCTTCGCACCGGTCGGACTGCGTCGGAAGGCGGTCTGAGGGGAATAAACCTTCGTCTAATAGAATTGCGATAGCCTTGGTCATGTCGCCGTCTTTAAATCGGTGATAGGCCGCCTGAAACAACGCGTTGCGCGGTTGTCTTTCCGTCATGACGCGTAGGCGCTCGTAGTTGAGGGTCGTTATTTCGCCTCTGACCATGGCTTGAGTAATCCAAAAAATCACGTCAAGATGCGCAGCAAACCCGCTGTTAACCGGGATATCGGATTGGTCGGTTCTTACGCCGCTAATCATCTCGCCGAGGAAAAGAGAAAGACCCGGCACCATGAACACGCTCGACAAGCCGTCGAGAGATCCGTCGTGTCGGCCCATCATCCAGTTGTTGGCTCTGCCGTAGGCTTGAATACGAACCATTGCGTCTTTGTCATGTGCGTTCCAAAGGTAAGGAAAAAGCATGACGAACATATCCTTCGAAATGTCCGACCTGCTTTCCCCCTTGTCTAAACAGTCTTTTTCTGGCGACCTGTACCAACGCCCAGGTTCTCCCTCGGCGTCGAATACGTTGGCCTCGGCGCAGCCGCCCGACAGTTTACAAAGTGCGGTGAAACCAAGGGAGTCGCACTTGTCGTGCGCCCACCCTTTGTGAAGCGACTTATAAAGTTCTGCTTTACTCGCAATCGTCTCGTTCTTTTCACGAGGATCAACCTGCGCGTGTTTTTTACACGAAACGAGAAGCATGATTGCGAGTAGGTATTTCATTAGTGCGCCCGCGTTGGTTTGAAGGTTAGCCGATTCTTGTAATGTCGTAAAAATGTCCTGCGTATGCCGCACCGCTGTAATTTACAGCGTCACCTTCTAAAGTAATCGAATTGCCTGCGCTAGTGTGTACAGTGATTTCGTAGTCTTGGTCCGCTTCACACACGAAAGGGAATGCCCAGTTAAATGTTGCACCGCTTGCTATGATAACTTGCACTTGGTTCTTGACTAAGACAGCCCCAGTGACTTTTCTAAATCTAAATTCAGCTATATATGGGGCCGCACAGTAACCTGTGACTGACATGGAGAATAAGAATGTGCCTTTTTTAATTCCCGTAAAGGACTTGATTACAGTGGGCGTTGTAGTAGCTACGGTTATCGCCGTCGTTCTAGTGTAGTTGGTAGTATGTCCGATGTTACCGATAGCAATTGCCGTTCCGGTTGAGTCACCAGGAACCTTTCCGCCTTTAACAAGCCCTGATTCGGTCGCCGTTGCTGCGCCAAACCCAACCGCTACTCCAGCTCTTTCTTTTACGAGTCTCCAAAATGTTCCTGATTGCCAGTTTCTATTACCACCGCCGGAACCTGTGAACCGATTGCAAGATGCGGCAAATATGACATCTACATCTGTTGTATTGACAGAGCCACGGTCTAGTTTGACGCCGTAATTTACAGAATCATTGGTTGCAAAATTCACATATTCTTCAGCACCAAACTGTTGTCCAACTGCGAGCCAAGTAATTTGGTCTTCTGAAAATTGTAGGAACACTCGATCTGAGGCTTGAATCGGCGAAAGGAACCTGACTACTTTAGTTCTTGCTGCTCCTAGTGAGCCTGTTATGGTTCTCCGGCTGGTCCGTACACAGAGTTAGCTGCGGCAGCGGCGGCGTCCCAAGTGCCTGTAGTAGATGCTTCATACTCAACATCATTTTGCCCTGTGCTTAGAGTCCCCGAACCAGCCCACTCAGCAATTTCTACTTCGATTTCCTTAATTGCTACCCGACTATTTGCGTTAAATATAGTGCCGCCGTTCTGAGAAATAGCCACCCTATCATTAGCTGTGGTGTCGGTATTACTCGCGAAATAAACGGCGGTATTGTCCGCTGCATCAAACAGCGCCATAAGAACTGTCTGCGCCTGAGAGTAGGCAACCACACTTGTTGGACCATTTCCCACTAAAATACCGACTGTATTTTGAGACGTAGTATGAAAGACAGAATTAATTGTCAAACCTGTCGGCAGAGACATTTTTGCAAGTACACCTGTAGGTGTTCCCGTTTTAAAAGCACCCCAAATCTTAAGCCTTGAACCGCTCCTAGCATAGTTCACTCCGATATTTGTAACCGTCCCAAAGCCTGTGAAAGTAGGTGTGTACGCTTGTGGCGCTGTAACAACCGCACCTTGAGGCAAGCGCTCCATGTCGACTCTAAAATCATCTAAAAACACGTCGTAAGCCAAAGCACTAACAGAAGCAACGTGCAGGGCTAACCGGTAACTAGTGCCGCTTGCTAGGTCGAAAGACGTTTCAAAATTCATCGTGGCTTGGGGTAACGCGATTTGTCTTGGTGAGATAAGAACGGAGTTTGTCACGTCATAGATATATACCGACAAGTCCCCTGAAGCGTAGTTAGCTGCCGAAGCGTTAAAGCGAAACTTTATCCTAGCAGTAACATTTTTATCCGTAGCGGGAATAGTGAAAGGAATTGATGCCCCTTGTCCTTGCCGGTTTACCGCGTCTTTAGAAAACTTATAATCTGCCGTGCCGCGAATTGGTGTCGTCGTGTTACGCGTAAAGGTAACGTTAGCCGTGCCGCCCGTTGCGTCGACTGGTGTTGCCGCCGCCGCGTCTGCATACGTGATAGCTAGGCCGATAGACCGCTCTGGTGTCGGGTTGTCGATGTAGTTAAGAGTCATCGAAGATTTTAGTTTAGCGTCCACGGTTTGGCCGCCGAGAAAAGCCAGCGTCGAAAAGCCCGCACCTGCGCCGCTCCAGACCGTGCCTGAGGTTGCCGACTTAATCACCGCGCGCGGTACAAACCGACTCATATCGGAAAACTCTGGGGACACGGTAGACAGTACAAAGTTAGCTACTGTCACGGGGTAAACCGCGCGGCCAGTATCGCTCTGCGTCGTCGCTGCGCCGAGCGAGTTAAGGTCTAGGTAAAGGTAGTAAGCCGTAGCGTTAGCAGGAGCGCCGCCGAGGATCGTGGTCAACGATACGGTTAGGTCTGTACCGAAGTCCGTTGACGCCGAACCTGCTCCGTCATACGTGCCGAGTTCTCTTCCGTCGTCGATTAAAAGATAGCCGCCTTTAATAGACGCGTTCGGTGTCGCTACCGACTGCACTTTAAACGAGGCGTCGCCCGAAGCGCCCGGCTTCCACTGCGTCCCCGCGCTGTTATAGACAAGTGCTTGGCCGTCTTGCGGCGCGGTCGTAAGGTCGACATCGGTCAGGTCGTCGAGGCTTAAAGAGCCGTGTACGATAAAAACTGCGAACGTATGCGGGCCGCCAGAAACGGGCGCCGTCACGTCGATTTGAGTTCTAGGGTTTGTCACGTTAGCTATGATCGTCCAGCCAGAGGCCGCCGGATTAGCGACGCGCGTCAAGGTGGGATGCGCACCCGTGTAGATGTAAACATTAAGGTCTGCAAACTGTACGCCGAAATTGTGGGTAACGGTCGTCACCGTACTGTTGGCAATAGCCGCGTAAGTTCTGAAACGACCCGGCATGTCGTTGCCGATATTTGTGTATATCGTTTCAATAGAAGTTAAAAGAGCAGATCCCCCAGCCGATCCAAGTGTAGGATGGTCTAGTTGTTCGCGACCGACGATAGTACCCATTTTTAAAACTCCTACTTGCCGAACGCGGCAAAATTAATTTTCTTGTGATCATCTGAACGTCGCACAACCTGCACGTCGCCCGACGGGTAAACATTTATTTCTAGATCTCGTGTCACTAGTTTAAGGCCAACGGTCATTTGTAGTCCACCCTTAGCGGGATTGATCCCGCCGACGTAGGCCGCGTTCCATTCGAAAACCACAAAATCATGCCCGTCACATTCGACCAAAGTTTTAACCGCCCTCGTCTGGACGTCTTTACCCTCTATCGATGCAGCCACAAGGTTCTCGGTATTGACTCGGCTCGCCATGTCCTGTTCGCGAGTCGCGGGAAGCGACCACATGCCGTAGCGGCACGGTTTACCTGCGAAGTCGAAACGCCAACGTAATAAATACAAAGAACCATGCGGCTGGTACATGCGTAATCCTTAATTAGGCGGTGTACGAAAATCCTAACACAGAGTTAAACTGTAAAATACCGCCGTCTACTGCCGCCGTGTGTAAGTAAATGCGGCCTCTGAAGTGTGCACGGTTCCCGAGGACCGTGTCCGAAGATTTGCCGACGGACCCCGCGACGGGCGTCGTAGCGTCGACTTCCGAGGAACCGTTCCAGTAGCTCATCGCGTCAACGTGCATAGGAAACCCGAGGGCCAAAGATGCGCCGGTTAAACCCGAGTAACTTTTTCCGACGATACGCTTTTGACCAGACGCCTCGCGCGTTGGGTCGAATTGGTTGGTCGTGGAAACCTGCCAATCCATGTCGATATGTAGGCCGCGAGAAAGGCCGTCGACGTTGTTTTTATCCGCTCCACTGTTAGCCGCTCCGAGGGCGAGCAACGTCGCGATGTCGGCCACCGCAGAAACCGCGCCGCCGTAGGTGCCGCTGAACTGAGCCGTGTAAAACTTTAGGGACGTAATAGGATCTACGGTCGCGTCGTGACGAACGTAGATATCTTGGTGTCCGGTGTTTGCCGCTTGGTTTGTAAACGGCGTAAAGAGTCCGTTTGAAACTTGGCCGAAATCAACACCAGTGCTACCGCCGGCAAGTGCGTCGGATGCGTCGGATCCTGTTACGGTCTCGGAAACTGTTAGAACTACTGCCATCGGGAAACCCTCCTTGGTTGTGTGTTGACCAGCGATCCTTGCCGGTCAGTTTTTATTCTTGAACCACCGAGGCATTATAGCCGCCGGTCGTCCCGTTGTACCCAGGTTCATATCCTGGAAAAGGAACCATTGCGAAACTCCACAGCTTCATAGGAATCTTTAACCCGTCGGGGTCTGCTCCGATGATTCTCACCATGGCCGGGACTTCATTGAAAATTACACTGCCAATTTTAACATCAATTAAGATAAAATCACCAACATCCAACAAAAAAGATCTCCAGGTTGTCGTCACATTTATTGACTCAAACATCGACGACGCTAGTCTCAGTATTTCTTTAAGGTTAAGGACCACCTCGGCCTCGACGTAAAGGTTTGGAAAAACAACCCTCTTCGATATCTGTTTTCCTACTTGGGTTACTGAGGCCGTGTTTTTAAAAATAGCCGTGTTACGAGCGTTCTCGTTCCTGTCCGGGTGGAAGTCAAACGTCCCCTGGGCACGGTTAAAGTTGTTGACCTCGTCGAGTTGCGGCGTAAACGTGTTTTTTACCACGTCCCAGTTTTTTAGAATAAACGTCGGCGACGGTGCAAAGTCCTCGAAGTGTAGACTATTTATCTTTAGTTTTTGGTTTCTACTAATAAAAGCCTCGAGGCGTACCTGTTCAAACATCGACAAGACGTAGGTAATAGCGGGCGTTGCTTCGTTGACCCACGCGCGGCTTTTTATCGTAGCAAGGGCCGATTGCGGCGGGGAAGTCTTCGCCATGTAGGTCGCCCAGTTGGCGTCAAAGTCGGCGTCGATAAGGCCGCCGTAAGTTTTTAGGATATCTTTTGCTTGCGCGACAATGTTGTCGTCGTAACCTGAAAGACTTTTCCCCTTGCACCGCACGAAAAACTTATCTTGCGGGACGTACAAAAACGCTACGCCTTCAACCCAAAGGTTGGCCGTATTCTGGCGCACCTCGAACGTCTTGTTTCCAGAGCCGACCGATACGACGTCGGCAGGGTCTACGCGGTAGTAGGCCTCCGAGCGCAGCATCCAAACCTGCGCCGTGTCGAGGGATGTTAGGTCGTTAACCGAAACCAGACACTTCACGTTACCGCGCGCGTCAAATGACAGAAACGTGTGACTTCCAGACTGCCCGCCCGATAGACCTACTGCGGATCCACCCGGAGTTGTCGAAACCTGAAACGTGTCGGTGCCGGCGTTGATTACGTAGTAGTCGGTCGCCACGGAAAGGCCTGTCGGCAGGGAACCTCCGGTTTTAAACTGAACCTTATCGCCAGAGTCGAGCGAGTGGTTAAGCGCTGTAAAGAAGGAACCCGAGATCGTAATATCTACGTCGACGTCTTTGTAGGCGACCGACGGGTCGCGACCGTTAACGACGAAGGCCGGTACGATAGCCGGCGACGGCTCTATCGCCGCCGTGTAGTCGCCGTAAATGAGTGGTTTTATAACGCCCGAGACGTCGTCTTCGACCTTCGGGAACTCGGTACGGTTAATGGTTTCCGTCGGCATCGTTGTCGCCATGCGGTCGTATCGATCCCTCGAAATAATCGTAATCGACTTAACGCCGCGTCTTATCCCGCCGACTTCCGTGATCGTCCCTTGGTAGATAGTTTTGTAGGTAGAGGCGACTTCGGCGAGTCCGATTTGGACCGTAACGGCTTTACCGATCCACGAGGTGTAGTCGGCACCTCCTGGGAGAATGTTGTTAAATCGCCCGTCAGCATTTGAGAGTTCGAGGGTAAGCGTTGAGAAAGAAAGTTCAGGAGCGAGCCAATCGCCCACTGTACGGTTGAGGACGGGGAAAACCACAAGTGCTTCATAAAAATCACTCCCTACGTACTTGTTGCGGTCCGACACGTAAATGGTCCCTGTCGGGGTTTCTATTTGCGCGGCAAACTCGAGGCGACACTCTAAGTTGTCGTGACTCCAATCGAGCAGCTCTTGATCGAGCGTTGTCGCGGTAAGATATTTTCTTCTATCGGTGCCGCTCATTATAGACTCTCGTCAATATCGACGTTAAAAGCGACGTAGTCGGCCGATGCGCTTATGACCTTGTGGCGTTCGGTCGGTATTTTTACAAGCTTACCGAAGACGGCGAAACGCTCCGGGTTTTTTGGGTCGGGTATCCATAAGGCTTTTAAAGAAGTTCTAATAGTTTTAAATGCTTTAACAAGGCTTTTGTAATTCCCTTTTTCGTAGTCAAGAAATTTAAACTCAACCCCAACCGAGTATTTAATAGCTCGGTCGTTTGACGCGTTGGTATAACCTTCGGTCTGAACCTTGTCGGAAAAGTGGACTGTGTCACGTGAAACATCGTCGGTAATGTTGTCGCCCTGCAAGATAACTGAGGAACCAAAAATGATTGTACCAATTTGGATATTACTTGCCGTGTTTGTCGAGTCGTTAATAATAAAGCGCCAGTAACGAAAAGACGACGTCGGCAGTATAGGGGCGATATAGTAGATATTCGGGTCGTCGATCACCGTTAAGTTTTCCGTCAAACCGATCGTACTAAACCCCGCGTCGTTCGACGCCTGAAGGCTAACCGTAGCCGACCGCGTGAGGTTGTGATTTAAGACGGCGAGTGTGTCCATGAAAATACCCTGCGAGATATCCGTGTCGCATGAAAGAGTTATCCCCGTTTTAACTCCCGCCGCAGAGCGCCACTGTTGCTCGACGATGTCTGTGTTTAAGTTGTTGACAGAAAAATCACCGGCCAACGTACTATTAGCCGTCCAGTTAAGGCCGTCACTTCCGCGACTCGGGAAGTTGTAGAGTACGCGAATATTTGTCGCGTTGTATAAAGCTTTTAAAACCTGGGAACCGAAGGTCTTCGTTTGCACGCGGTCAAACTGCGAACCGAAGCTGTTTGATTTATTGATGCCGCGCAACGTCTGCGAATTTAAGAAGCTTACTTTATCGGTTAAGCTACGTGAAACCTGCGACGCTACGTCCTGAGAGTGCGTCGTCATTAAGGTTACTTGTGAAAAAAGTTGTGTGCAAATTTGACGCGTTAAGTAGGCGTCAACCAAGTACGGGCCGGTTAGGTAGCCGCCCTCGCCGCATATTTCTTGGACAACCGTGCCGATACTAAACTCGGTGTATTTTGTATTTAAAGCGTTGGTTATTTTTAGGGAAGCCTGCGCTTCTACTTTACTACTGTCGGTGTTTCTTCTATCAAACTGAGAACTAAAATTCTTAGACTTGTCTATAGATAAATTAGTTTGACCTTTAACTTCTTGAACACCAGATGTTTTTAATTGAACTTGATCGTTAACTATTTTTATTTCTGAGGTCTGAAGGTTAGCCTGCGAGCCTAAATTTTTACCGGAAGATATACCTAGCGTGGCTTGCGCGTTAACCGCACGAGTGTTAGAAGTTTGAAGGCTTACTTGTGACGTAGTAGCGCGAGGAAAATTTAAGATGCTGAAAGAGACTTGGCCACTAACGTTTTTACTTGCACCAATTGCAAGCTGGACCTGTGAAGGGTGGCCGTATGTCGCAGTCGAAACCGCGTAAGCGTCAACTAAGTAAGGTCTTTCTAGGTAGCCGAATTCCGTTACGTTTGCACTCATCCCCTAACCCCGCTTTTGTAAACCACCCGTTGACCGTCGAGGGAAGCTCTACGCAATTCTTCCTTGATCATTGGAACCATCGTATTTCTGATGAATCGTTCGTCGGGTGTCCCACCAGCCGTGATATTGATAGTCACGTCAAAATTGCTTACCACCCCTCCGCTGTCAGGCAAACGACCAGTTCTGTTCATCTCAGAAAGATTCCCAAGACCGAGACTTTTAACAGCGGGACGCCGGATAATAAACTCATTGGCTTGGCCGATTACGGGCACGTCTCCTTGCCCGCCGATAACACCGCCTTCATGGAATAGAGGTGCGTTGGTCCACATATCGCCTAAAGAATTAAAACCTCTCTCTTTAAGTTGATCCCAAAGCTTCGACGGGTCGAATTGTTCTAGCCACTTGACTGCGGCCTTGTACTTTTCTGATGCGTAGCCTCCGGCGTCGTTCGCGGCCTGTGCAGCTTGGTTCGCGGCCTCTTGTCCCGAAGTATAGGCGTCCTGAGCGACGCTCGTTATTTCGCCGGCAGCGTTACGCACAATCTTACCGGCAATTCCACCACCGCCCGTTGTCGGGTCGGCACTGGCTGCTTTGTCCTGTTGCTGTCCAACCCAGCCGCCAGCCCTAAAAGCTTGCGGCTTGATGTTGCCCTCTAGCACGTTGTCGACGATGCTTTGAATCGCCTTGTTTTTCATCAGCGATCTAGGTATCACGGCCTCGCCGGGAGATAGCAACGCGAGAACGCGGTCGTTCATAATACTGTCGCCGCCAACGACTGCCGTACCAGGGACGCGACCACCGGCCGCAAAGTTAGCAAAAGGAACGTCGATATTACTTCGCGTAAGTTTCGAAAGAGCTTCCTCGACGCTGCCTTTTCCCTGGCCGACGTTGGCGAACATCTTCTGCAAAAGGTTACTAGGATTTATAGCGTTTAGTGCGTTCTCAAATATTGGTCCGAGGTTGCTGAGGCCAGATTTTAAACCGTCCCAAATATTTGCGCCCATGTTAGTAAAAAACTGGCCAGCCTGTCCGGCAAGACTTACAAAACCTTCCCAGATTTGTTTTCCTGCGTCCGTAATTTGCGTGACGACTTGCTTTAAAGCTTCGGTAATACCTTTAAACGCCGAAACGAAAGCCTCTAAAAACCCTTTAACAAAGTTCCAGACTTCTTTAAGAGCGTTAATAATATTATCCCAAGTATCTTTAAGGACGCTCACGAAGGCGTTTAACCGATCGAGAATATATTGCCACGCTTCGAGTAACCAATTTTTTACGTTGTCGCCGGCGTCTTCGACATCCTGAAGTAACGACTTCGCCTTGTCGCCGATTGGTCCGTCGGTCAAGTCCATAACCTTAAACAGTTTGCCAGCCTCGCCGGTTAGCGCTTTCGCGGCTTTCTTCATCGCCTCGGTAGCTTGCTTCGTGTCGATCTCGACCTTAGCGCCACCCTTAAATAAACTACCGAAAGCTGAAGCTATTTTTTGGATCCCGTTAATAACGCCGCGAATAATTGCCTTAGGAATCTCGACGTAAAAAAGTCGAGCGATAGCAAACATTATTTTAGGAGCGTTCGCTACGATTGAATTCACAAACGAAATAGCCATTTCAGGCATGAAGCTAATCAGCCCCTCGACGACTTCGGCTACGAGCGTCGGGATGTCCTTAATAACGTCTAGGATAAGTCCGGGAAGAGTCTTAAATAATTGCATGAAGGCTTTAGGCAATTCTATAAAAAGACCTTTTAAAATTGTAAAAAACACATCTACGATAGAAGTAATAAGGTTCGGCAGGAAGTCGGTTATAAACTTGCCGAGTCCTTTGAACACGTTTTTAACTCCCTCTAAAACTTTTAAAGGTAAGTCGGCTAGTGTGTTGAAAATATTAGCCACCGCGTTAAGAATCGCAGGTATGAAGTCGATAAGTTTTTGGACGAAAGCAACAGCGCCACTCACGGCTTCCATCACAGCTCCCGCCGCCGACATCATGCCGGTAACGGCACCGGCCACACCGGATAGACCCCCCGCAAACGCTCCGCTAATTTGTTTCGCTATGTCTGTCCCGCCTTTTTGTGCGGTCTCAAACTCGCGCGAAGGAGCCTTCTTCGACTCCTCGTCGGTTATGGACTGCATCTTCTTAAGGGTTTCGTCTAGCATCGCGTTGTTTTCGCGCGTAATACCGAGGGCCTTATATTTTGCAGCGAAGGCTTCTTGTTCTAGTCTGCTTTTTTCTTGTAGCCTGTCGATTTGCAGCATGTCGGCTTGAGCTATTGTAGAGCCGAGTTCCTTGTTTTTTTTGTCGATCTCTTCAAGTGCGGTGATCGTAGCTTGCGAAACGATAGTCGGCTTAGCGCTTTTAGGGCCTCCACCGGTGTCAACGTCCACCCCGATTTTTGTCGTCGATAGCTCTGCCGTAGCCTTCGACCACTCGCCTTTCATTTTCCCTATTTGTTCGACGATACTTCCGCCGATCCCCGTGTTGATATCCTTACCGGCTTCGACCGCTTTCGCTGCCGAGAAGTTGGTAAACTCTTCAACTTTTTTCTTTAGTTCCTCGTTACCCGTAAACGAAACAATCGCCTCGGCCACTACGCCGAGACCGGTCATGATCGTGTTCATAACCGACGAAAATAAATTAGGTAAGTTAGTTAAGTTTTTAATTAATAAATCTATAGCAACGATAACCGTAACTATACCCAAGGCCACGAGTCCCATTTGAATAGCGAAACCTAGACTCGCTACTTGAGCGGCACCCCATGCCCTAGCCATCGTAAGAATACTGGTCGACGCAGCGCCGACGGCAGAAGTTTTCAGTGCTAGGAAGGCTAGACCAAACGCCGCCGCAGCAAGTCCAGCCGCCTGAGCGACGACGACAAGGTTGTCTTTCAGTATAGAAAACGCCGCGTAAAGACCCTTGAACACGTCGACAACTTCCTTGCCGTACTTTATTATCGTTTCTTTGTTTTCGTTAAAAATTATGGACATGTTTTTAACAAGTTCATTAATAATGCTCACGCCGGGTTTCATGCCAAGCATCGCGGCGATGGCCTCTCCGACGCCTTCTTGTAGGTCTGAAAATCGGTTAGACGCTTGCGCTAATTGACCAGCGGTTGTCTTAAGTTCATTTTCGGCCAGTCCACCAAGCGTTGCCTGGACGTACCTAATTGCGTCGCCCGCCTTTGCCGCCTCTTTATTCATGTCGACAAGTTCGGGCACCATAACCGAAAGGCCCATGGTTGAACCCTTAAGGGACTTTAACAAACCGTTAAAGGCAGACGTCAAGTCGCCTCTTCCCGTCGCCGCAAGGTCGGCAGAAGTTTTTATAAGAATCTTCGCCTGTTCGTTAGAAACCCCGGCGGCCTTCGCAATGTTAAGCAGCGAGATTACTTGGTCGTCCTCGACGGAGGTCGTCTCCTGCATCTGCGCGGCAAACTCTTTAAACCCAGCAACCGCCGACTTGATATCCTTCTCGCCGAGTGTCCTCATCGTGTTGGATAGACGGATGATACCGTCTTCAGACTTAAGAAAAGCGCCGACAGTTTTTTCCGCAGCTGCGCTAATTAGGTCAAACGCCATCTTAGCGTTCTCAATCGTCGAACGCATGACGATCATCGCCGCGCCGAAGCCGCCTAGTTTACTTTCGACACCTTGGGTCGACGTCTTAACGCCTTCCATACCAGCGCGCAGTGCCGCCAGCTGGTCAACTAAGACTTTCATAGAAGCCGACGTGTTTGTCGTGTCGGCCTGTATTTTTATAATTAAGTCTTCAACGTTACTTGCCACGCTTTGCTCCTTGGCCTTTAGACGTTGCGCCCGCTACTTTTTGATTCCCAAGTATAGCATTGGCGCGGGTGTAAAACTTCGTCTGGTCGTACCGCACCAAGAAAAAAGATAGAAGCTCGACCCACCACTCTGGCTGGTCGGCAATGCCGCCCTCCTCTAACATTGTACCAGTTTCCGCAGCGATAATGAGTAACCGGTGAACGGCGACGGCCTCGTGGTCCCACTGAGCTTTGCCGGGACAAAAATTATAAAGCTCGCCACCCTTCTCGACATACATCGGCCACAAGGAACCGTCGGCCTCGGTGAAGTCCATGCGTTTTTCTCGACAACGGCGCAGTTTTTGGACGTTAACCGGACATTCGTTACAGTTAAAACCACGCCCGGTTTTTTTTAACTCGGCGTGGTCTGCGTAACTAATTTCGGTGAGTGCTATTATTTTTTTTTGAGGTCGTCTCGACTTGATTTTATTGAAACCATGCAGCCGGCGTAAAGTTCAAGGACGCCGCCGAGGGCCTCGAGCTTCTCCATCATCTCGAAAGATGCGCCGCCGTCGCCATCTTTTTTAAACTCCTGTGTAGAGTTTTCTATACCGCACCAACGCATTCGCACGTCCTCCATATAGAAGGCGCCGTTAACCTTAGCTCCGCCCGTGTCGGAGTAGTCCATTTGCTGCTTTTTTAGTTTTTCAGATACTTTGTATTTAAGTCTTTTCTTCATTAAAAAACGTGTCGGCTCTCCTTCTAATTTAAGGAGCGTCTCGTCGAGGGAACCGATATAGGCGTCGTAGTCGCCGTCGGCTCCTATCGCCTTGTCACAAGACAAAATAACTTTGACCGTTTCCTCTCCTACCGAACCGAAATCAACTGCCATAGCTTTTCTCCCTGAAAAGTGTCTACCTAACCGATACGACAAAAATAAATGAGCCTTACCCCTAGAGTATAGAGTAAGGCTCAACTTCTAAAAAGCGAAAGTTAAAGGAATGAAACCGTGACCTCGTCGGCTAAGTCGATATCGGTCTGGTAGGCGTTGCCCGAAAAGCTCACAGGGATAGAGCCACTGTCGGGAGTCGCAACCGTTGGAACCGAAAAGAAAATGTTAGGGCAAGTTACCGAAAGGTGCCTTCCCGAGGCGCTGCCGAGTATAGCCGTAAAATCCTTAGCGTCGAACTCTTGAACTTCGTTAAAGAACTGAAGGATCTTCGGGTTCATATTCATCTCGACGGTTACTTCGCACGTCACGCGGTTTGCGGGAGTAAAGAAGGGAGCCGCCAAAGCGTCGGAGCCGTAACAGTAGTTAGCCAATTCGTGATCGTTTTTGATCGCGATAGTAGCGCTTCTGAAACATTGAGCCGTTAAACCAGCAAACGACATGGAGCCAACAAGGCCGGTCACGGGGTTGTTGATCGCCGAGCGCGTCGCCGGTTCGTAGTAGGACAAGTAGACTTCGGCGCCTACGCCTGTACCGTCGGAGTCGGTTAGGACCGCACCGTTGACGGTGATTACGTCGCCACTGATCGCGGTAATTCTACGAGAAGACCCCGCGACGTTGTCCGACGAACGCGACACGCCATCAGCTTTAACGACCATGACAAGGCCGCCGACTTTAAAGCGTTT